CTTCTTCTTCGGACAATGCTTCGTCCACTATAAAGTCTATAAAGTTTTGTTCCATTTCTTCGTCAGGTAGCATTTCCATTTCGCCACCTTCAGCTTTTTGTTCTCTTTCAAATAAACCTTTTTCTGCAGAATCTGGTCTTACTTCTTTTACAAATTCCAGTACATCTTCTTTTGATGAATCTTCAGGTAGGTTATATTTATTAAATAATTCTTTTTTAAGTTTTGTATTTAATGTTTGTCCTTCGCCATAATCTTGCAATCTATTTAATTCATAATCATTATCAACATCAAATCCTACTTTTTTAAATATGTTTTGCCATTGTCCTAAATTCCATTGTTGATGTCTGTCTATGACTTCTTTCTCTGATATGCCATAATAATCTGCATATTCTTTTATCTTTTCAGGACTTGTGTATATTTTTCTATCAAGTTCTGGAGCATCATTTTCGCCGCCCTCTTGAAAACCCATTCTTTCAACTACTTCAGGTGCAACTTTCCTTAATTCTGTTATACCTTCGTTTGGGTCGCCACCATCTTTTAATTCTTTTCTTTTTTCATAAATACCAAGTTCTTTTCTAAATTCATCCCTCATAACTTCTTTATTAAGAGAACCTAAATCTTTGGTATTATCTGCTACTTCATTTATATATTCATTTAGATGAGCTTCTAATTTTTCAGGACTGTCATATTTTTTAGTATCTTTATATTTGTTAATCATTTTAACTTCACTAATAATTCCTGTTAAAATACCTTGATTAACATAGTCGTCTCGCATACCAAAATCAACAACTCTTTGTTCTGGTCCTTCTAATCTTTTATTATCGTCATCTAATAAATTTCTCATGCTTCCTCTTTTCTATTCAGGGCTTCCTGCACCTGCTGCTGTAACTGCTCCAACTGTCCCACTAAACGAATCTTCCCCTGCAACCGGTACATTTCCAACTCCGATGTTGCCACCACCAGTGCCTGTAGGTCCAAGTTCCGTTGGTTGTTGAGGTGTTCCTTGAATGCCTCCCATAGCTCCCGGTTGTTCACCAAGAGGTTGAGCTTCTTCGCCAGTTTCTTGTCTAACATTTTGCATACCTATTATTTGTGCCATCATTGCAGCCTCTTCTGGGTCATTGAGTATTTCATCAGGGTCCAAATCAAGACTGTAGGCAAGTTCACTAACCAACTTAGAAATCTTAACAAATGGTGCAATGGCTGGACTTTGTGCAGTTTGTAAGAACATTGTCAATCTTTGACTTCTAACTTCTTTCTGCATCAAGCTATTGGTACCAGTAGCCTTAACTTCTAAATCACCTTTAACGTCTAAATCACCTTCAAAGAATTGCATATTCCATGCGAAATAAGCTTCTCCTAAAGGCTTCAATAAAAAGTCGTCAAGATTCTTAACAACTGTTTTAATGTTTAAACTTGCTGCTCCTAATAACATTGACATACCGGAAGCAGTTCTTGTCATACTTTGTACTCCTGTTTGACCATGTGAGTAACTTGGTATACCTGTTTGCTCATCCGCTAACTGTCTAAACCTATCAAACATCATCATGTTTTCAGGTGCAGTGTTTGGGAACTTTAAACCATAAATGGCTTGTCCCGGCATCCCAGCTTGTCTTCTAAAGATTTTACCGGGATATATTTCCATATTCTGACCAGCTACCAAAGCTGATTCATCTATGTCAAATACCAAAGAACCAGACAAAGCAAGGTTATCAATAGCCATTCTTGCATGACCATTCATAATCTGCTGTGAATCATTCATATTCTCAGCTACTCCAACACCAAAGAAATTATAAGGATTCCTTTCGTATGGGAAAGCATGATAAGGTATTCTGTAAGGTGTGAATGGGTTAATTACCGCCCTTAATAACTTATCACCACAAATCCATGCATTAACTTGCACTTCATCTAAATCGTCTATGTCATCTTCAAGTTCGATACCTACTTCTCTAGCATACTGAGCATCCATGATACCCCAGTATTCAACTACTTCAAACGCATTTGAGTATGCTTCTTCAGGAGAGTAGTCGTCCTTGATTTGACTTTCAAAGTCTTTTTCTATGTAGTTAGGACCATTTTGAATTGCTTCACGGATAGCATCGTTATCAAAGTAAGGCATGTTTTTCAATGCTCTTAACTGTGAAGTATTCATTCTATGTCTATGAATAATATACTCACATTCTTCGATATTAGTTGCACCGGGGTCTGGGTAAAAGTCCCAGCAACTTACAAATTCAATTCTCGGTACTCTAACCTTGACAGGTGAATATACTCTTTCACCTTCTTCATTAACTTGCCAATTATTAAGAGTTTTGTTGAAATTAAAAGGACCCTTAATAATTCCTGTTCCTAATAGTGCTGATTCTAGTAATGCACTTCTCATTTCAGAAGAACCATTTGATTCTTCAATTTGGTCATGGATTAATTTTTCCATTCTTCTCGCAGCTCTTTGTGCTGGAGATAGTTCTAACTTTTGTGGGTCTGGTGAAGTACCTTCTCGTAAGATGCCTAATTGTTCAGCTTTGTCTTCTAAGGATTGTTCAGATTCTTCAAACATCCCATCGCCAAATGTAGCTCCCGGTTTCAGAACTTTACCATCACCTTCATAACCTATGTCAAATGGACCACCGACAAGATTACCAATATTGTCAGGCATTTGCTCAGGTTGTGAAGTTTCGATACCGGGTTGTGGATTTTGAAAATCTAAATGAGCATCTTCTCTTTCACCCTCAGGTATTTTAGTTTCACTAATACCAATAGGAAACTTACCTGTGCCAAATAGTACATCGACTAATTGACCAAAAGCAGCTAGTACTTTTGTTTTTGTTATCTTAATAAAGATACGAGACTTTTCGGATTCTCTAAACTTAACACGTTTGCCGTAAAGTCCTCTGTAGTTTTCATAGGCTTCAAGCCATCTACGTTCATCAACGTCTCTAGCTTCTTCAGCAACAGTAAAACGACTTTGAATAAGTCCGACTAAATTATTCTTTTGGTCAGGAATGAGATTTAAATTTTTTCCTGCTTCACCTTCAACATCTTCATAGATGTAGTCGGCATTTAAAAAAGAATTTTCGTTGTTGTTATCTTCTGCCATTTATTAATATCCAAAAGTCGAATCTGCTGGATTAAACAATGACTCTTCTTTTATCCTTCTCAACTCATCGTAAGTTGATTGGATTCTAGGTCTACTCATTATCATATACCTTAATGCATCGTATGCGTGGTCAGAAGCATGAGTATCCACATCTTCAGAGTTATTCTTTGATAGTGGAATCGTTTGTAACTCCCTTATCAAATTCTTACAAGTACTAAATATTTGCAGTCTAGGTCTTCCGCTAGGCTGCTCTTTCAAATACTCATGTATCTGTATTTTTCCTTGTATTCTATTTTTGTCTGCTCGTCTGAGTTTGTGACCCATTTTTTGCAGAGTTTCTCCAACAGTAGGACCAGTCGTTCCTGTTCTTGCCCAAGCTGCAGTATCAAGTACACCTGAAACTGAGATTGGGTCTTCTAGTTCCATATTAGTTATTATACCACCTAATTCCTCTCCTGTCAAGCCTTTTTGGTATAATTCCCTATAAATTATCAAAGTTCCGTCATTTATATCGACTGCACCCCATAAACAACACGATTCTGAAGCATATCCATAGTCAATTCCTTTAACTCTTTGCCAGTGTGGAGGTATCTGAAAGGGGTCAACAATATGCAATCCAACATCAAATTCACTAAAGGCTGCACCTTCGGCAATGTCCCAGTTACCTTCAAGTAGTTGTTTACGTTGTGTTGCTGGTAAAGATTTCAGCATAGTTTCATAAACACCATCTTCAGATAGGTATGGGTTATCTTGTAGTAATGCTGGAATGAATTTTCTAGTCAAGCCATCAGAACCCTTAAAAGAATTATTAGGTTCTGCTGGTTCAACGTATCTTTTCTTTACCCAAGCTGCACCAACACCACCGGGGTTAGCAGTACAGCGAAGATAAGTCTTTAATGATTTGTCAGTGGTTCTAAGTCGAGAAGCTAGATAGTTCCACCCAAACTCTGTCGGTAAGTGGGTAATCTCATCAAAACCAATCCAAGAATAGGCTTGACCTTGATAACGATAAACGTCAGCATCTTTTTCCAAGAAGCCAAATTCTATTTTAGCTCCTGACGGAAAGTTCCAAACCTTTTCAACTTCTCGAAACTTAGCACCGGGAAATGCTTGGGGATATAATTCACGAGACTTATCAATCAACTCTCGTAGTTCTGGCATGGACCTTCTAAGTATCAAAGCACGATGAGCTTTCTTATGACAGTATCTTAAAGGGTCAACCAACATGGCATAGGATTTACCACCACCGGCAGCACCTCCATACAACACATCTTTTTCATCGGCTGCTAGAAAGTCTGTCTGTGGTCCTTCGTTGGGTTGAAATAAAACATTGTCAGAAGTGACAGCATCTTGTACAGCCTTGGGCAAATCTTGCAACTGTTCTTCACTAACAACTTGATTGTCAGCAGTCTTGTCAAGCTTTGCTAAAACTTCTTTGGATTTTTTAAGGGAATTGCGTTTGTTGCTTAAAGCTATTTCTAGCTTTTTAATCTGGTCTTCTTTGGATTTTAAAGTTCGTTTGACTTTGGTTTTATGTTGCTTAGCTTTATTAACATCGCTAAGAACTTCATCAAGCGAAGGTCTGCCTCGTTTTGCCATATTTTTTATCCATGTGTTTCTTCAGTCCAGCTTTTGACATAGTACGACCAACTTTGTAGCCTAACCAGTCTGAAGCAATTTGCAGACTTATTTCTTGATTGTTGAGCATTTCTTCAACAACCTCAAGAGCTTCTAACTCTTCTGGCACGGGTTTAAAATAACCATCAATATCGGATTCGGCATAACCAAAAGGAATGGTTGAGGTTTTTCTTTTAATGTAACCATCGGGTAACATCATCATCGTTTCTTGCCTTTATGTAGTCCGTGCTTAGCATATTGTTTACCTTTCTTAGTAGCTGCTCGTTTTTTCTTAGTAGCAGCGGCAAGTTTCTTACGACCTGCAGCAGTGGACTTTAATTTCTCTATGGTCTTCTTAGGTGCGTAAACTTCACCAGTCTTACTAGATTTTTTACCACTAGCTGTTGTCCATTTTTGTTTGGTCCATCTATCTAGACTTCTTTGCGACTTTGCTTTTGCCATACTTCTTACTTTTAGATAAGGCAATCGCCACAGCTTGTTTCTGTGGTTTACCTTCTTTTCTTAGTCTGCGAATGTTTTCGCTGACGACCTTTTGACTTTTTCCCTTTTTCAACGGCATCGTTTCTTAACCATTCCTTAACAAATCTAAATGCTTCTTCGACTCCATACAACATTACTTATAGCCTCCGCCTTTCTTCTTGTATTCAGAAGCTAAAAGCTGGGCTTTCCGAGCCGACCACTGTCCGGGTTTACCACCTTTAGAACCGGCTTTGATTTTCTCGAAAAGCCTCTTACGCATTGCTGGTTTCGTATAGTTACCAGCTTGATTTACCTTGCTTTTACTTTTTGTTGTGCTTTTTTTTCTTGGCATTTCCAAATATCCTATCAAAGTTGTCTCTGTATTCTTTAGTGTAAACACCGGGACGGGCTTTGGAACCCTTCCCAGCAATAGTGCCTGATTTAAATGTTACCGGTTTATCCGGACTTCCGATTTGTGGCATTACTTCTTCTTACTGCTTCTGCTTAATTTCTTTTTATTGATTAATTCTTTTACTGGTGCAAACCATTCAGGTTTAAACGCATGTAATGCAACTGCAGCAACTGCTACAGCAAATATAATTACTAATAAATATTCCATTTTATTTCCTTTTTAGTAAGAACAATTTAAATGCTTGTTCTCGTTGTTTTAATTTCTTAGTTTGTAAAACTTTTTTCAAAGTTAGTTGTGTTGTAATTGACATACTGCACCTCCTTATCAGATGTGCGTTCCTTCAACTACAACCAGTCTACTTCCGAGCCATTAGGCTTGAACGTTTACCATTTTACTTTATCTGCCCAATATGCGGCTGACATCTTGCCTTTGGCAATGTTCTTTGCATGACGAGCTTTGAAACTCTTACGTTTCTTCTTCATTCGTTCTGATTCACCTGCTTTAGGCTTACCAGCTGTCTTGGCACCTTGTTCGCCAAAACGAATAAGTTTTAACTTATGTCCTTCTTGAGCTAACACCATATGGGACTTTTTTGGATGCTGTGGAGTTTTTTTAGGTTTATTAACTCCTTTCAGCTTGTATCTTTTAAGCATTGATGCTTTTCTATCTTCGTGTGCCATATTAATGTAATGTTATTCTTGGGTCATTCTCATCGGTAATCAACTCATGGAGTTCCCCTATCAAACCTAGTTCATATTCAAAAGCGATTTTTTCAGCTTCCTCAAAAGTTTCAGCCTTAATATAAGGACCAATTAACTTTTTATCATCAACTGGGTCTGTCACTTCAGTCAGGAATATCTTCACTCTCAATTACCTCATAATCAGCATCGGTAACATCATTCTTCTCAGGGAGGATAAAGATACCCCCACCTGTCGTATGATTAACATTGATGCGTTCTGTTTTAGCAACACCCACCCTATCTAGAATAGTCTGGGCTGCTTGGAGCTTATTGGATGCTTGAGGTACGGGTCTATCGGACTCCATAACCTCAATCAACTTAAAAGCTGCTCTAGGTGCTGACCTTGCTAATACTTCCGAGGCTAAATCTATCACTTCTTCTTTTAACGATTTCAGTACTTGATGGTAGTTGCCTGAGTATCCTGCAAGTTCGGCTGCTTGTTTAGGATTGCCTTGTGTTTCCACTAAACAATCTAAAAACTTTTGTTGCTTCTCAGTAAGAGTTTTCTTACGAGGTTCTAAATAACTCATAAGCTTATTATACAGTATGAATTATCATTTGTCAAGTCCTAACAAGTATTTTATAATCAAATGTAACCTTTACGTTACTACATGATAATACCCCTTGACAAATGGGAAAAAAAAGTGTATAATAAAACTGTAAGTTTGGCAGGGTTGCAACATACACATACCCCTGTCAAACCTTGTTAAAATTTATATCAGAACTAGGGGGTTTTTAGACAACTGGTAAACGTATAAAACTTGTGTAAAATATACGTCAACTATATATATAGGGTAGTACCCCCCATGTGCATCCTGCCTCCCCCTATCAAAATTTTAAAACCCCGTCAAGCCTTTTGTGCAAATTGTCACAATTAATTTTCCTTACTACATTTTGCAAAATTGTGCAAGGGTTTTTTTAGCCCTTACTGCATTTTGTAAAATTTGTCAAGGATTTTAAAAAGATTTTACAAAGCTTGACAAATTGCAAAATCTAGTAAACGGACATTTGCAAAATGTTATGCGGTTGTAAAATTATATTTATTTTGCAAAGGTTGCATAAATTTAACCCCGTTTAAACAAATTAACCCCTATTATTTTTAATATTTGCTTGATATTTTTGTTTTAATTTGTCTCAATATACTTGTTAACTAAAACGGGAGTTTTAAAAAATGAATAGAGAAGAATATTTAACAAAAGCATCAAAGCTTTTGAATTCGCAAGTGTTTAAACAGCATGGGTATGAAGTGCCAAAGGATGTGAAAATCTCTTGCAGTTGGTCACCATCTGGCAACGCTGGGCAAAAGTCTAGAACCCTAGGGACTTGTTTCCCTCGAGCCTTGAGCAAAGCTGGAGTGAATGAAATAAATATCAGTCCGTCTTTGGATGATTCAATAAGGGTGTTGGATGTCTTAACGCATGAACTAATCCACGCTATTGATGATTGTAAAAGTGGACATAAGGGATTGTTTAGAAAAATAGCCCTAGCCATAGGACTTGAAGGCAAGATGACGGCAACAGTAGCCGGTGAAGAACTGACGGAGCAATTAGAAGCAATATCTAAAAAGCTTGGGAAGTATCCTCATGCTCAAGTAGATTTGAGCAACAGGAAAAAGCAAACAGTTCGGAATATAAAGGTTGCTTGTAGTTCTTGTGAGTTTTCCTTTAGGACTTCAAGGGCTAACATTGCAAGGGTTAACAATTGGGACTGTCCCTCATGCTTAGAGAGTGAACTAATCCCCGAACTCTAAGTAATACCATCCCCTAAACTAACCCCCTGAAATATGGGGGTTTTTTTTGTCCCTTGTTTCTGGTTAGACTGTTTAAACATACTGTATGCATATACAGCATTCTAAAAGCTTCTTATTTGCTCTCTAAGCAATTTTTAAGCTTTGCCATACCTTAGCATTAAAAACAAATTTAAATAAGTTTTAGAAAAGTCAAGTATTTTTAGCAAATTGTCACAAAAAAATAATTAAAATATTGCTTGACATTTCCTAACCAATGACTGACTATAAATAATATTAATTATTTAAGAGAGGTTTTAAAATGATTAAAGTTAAAAATATTACTAATGCGAATGGTAACAAAGTTGCCAACCAATTTGAGATTGTAGATACTGATAATTCTACATTCTTTCAAAGTTATAATTCTATCATTGCTCAAGTTAGAGCTGAGGATAGTGCCGTATATTTAGATGAATATTATTGGGACTATTCCAGAACTACAATGAAGCATTTATATAATTTCTTAAGTCAGTGGGGATACGACCTCAACAAAAAGAAAGTATTAGAGTTGATAGAAGACGGGGTTTTTACTCTAACTAATTTAAATAAAGTTTAACTAAGGGGGTGTTTAAACATGCATTGCGAAAATTGCAAGGCAACCCCAAAGGGGGGAGTCTTAGAAAGTCAATCTAATAATTCAGATTGGAACGATTGGAAACGCTACGACCATTACAAAAATGGAGCAGTAAAAATGACAGAGTTTGAAACTGTTTTTTATTGCTATGATTGTTTCCCACAGGTAAAAGATGTGTATGTAGAAGACCTAAGTTTATATAACGAAGGTGTAGACAGGTATTAAAGGGGTTAATGATGAAAAGAAAGTTTATTAAAGATAAATTCGAGCAAGGATGTGTAGACAATATCAAACTGTTAGCTTTAACAGAAGATATATTGCAATACATACTTAACAAAGAGGATTTAAATATAACGAATGCAGAGTACCATGAGTTTACTAAAGCTTTTGGTCTTATGCTTGATACTGCCTATTTCTTTTTGCCTATTGGCGAAAGAACAGAACTTTTAGAAAAACTGCAACAGGGCGAGATGACACCAAGCCAAGCTGAGAAACAGATATTTAAAAGTGAAGGCATACCAAAACCATCTAGTATGAAGGATTATATTTGGCGAGGTGGTAAATATGACCACAAATACGGCAGAGATTACGATAACGATAAGCTAGATTTATCGCCTTATATAGATAATATATAGTATCTCCCCTTGGGCTATCCTTTTATCATTTTTTGGGTAGCCCTTTTTTTATTGTATAAATTTTTATAAGGTGTTTAAACAGGCTAACTCTATAACTTGGCAAGTGTTTAAACACTACTGTATAAAATAACAGTATATTAATTTTGACAAAGGCTTGACAATATTTTCTAGAGGTTATTAAATAAAATCATACTAATATTATTTAGTCTTACAGTTCAGCTCTACTGTATATTCAAAAGGGTTGAGGGCTTGGCTCAGTTATTTAAATGGAGATTTATCCTCAAATAATTTCGAGCCATTGATAGGTTTCAATGGGGGTAACGAGATAGCCTTTAATTATCTCACGACTGAGCCAAAGTTTTTTGAGGGTGTTTAAACGGAGGTGTAACATGATAGATTTTTATTACTATCAGGGCAAAAAATATTTTGTAAATTTTAAAGTGAATGCTGAAGATAAGTATTCTAATATTTATATGGGTGGCTTGACTTGGCAACAATTAAAAGAGTATAAAATAAATAATCAAGGTTATGTTGTAAGGAGGAAGAATGGAACTAACTAAAAACGAATATGCGATTGCACAAGCTTTGTATAGCAATGTAGATATTGATAGCGTTTTGTTATCTTTTAGGTATGTCAAGTATGACGAGATTGAGGAGATATCTCAACGGCTAGTATCGGTCAGAGAGATACATCCAGAGTATATCACAGCAAGAGAAGTTGGCACAGGTCAGACAAAGAGATTTAGTTTAGACAATATTGTTGATGATTCTTGCAAGGTCTTAACGGAGGCAGTATGATTGATGATAAAGTAATTGATGACTACGTTGATATGATTGTTAAAGGTATCGTAGGAGAAGATAACAAAGAGGAGGTGAATGATGAGTAGAGGTTGTTGCAACGAGTGTGGTTATAAAGCTGATTATATAACCGACTATAACAATTATGAAAGTAAAGGTTATAAAACTATTAATGAAGTGCCTAAAGATGCAATGCTTTGTGGTGTTTGTTATGAGGAGGAGAATAATGAGAGTTAAACAATTATTAGATTACTTAAAAGACTGTAATCCTAAAGCTTCTGTTGAGCTTCTAACTCAGAACGAAGATGGTGAGGAGGTCTGGTATGAAGTGCAAGATGTCTGGTTAGATGATTTAGATGAGAATGTTTATCTAGAATTTGGTATTGAGGAGGTAACTAATGAAAGTTAAAATAGCTAAGGTAGCTCACAACAAAGGGAAACCTATTGCCTTTACAGTTAAAATTAGAGGCTTGAAATATCCCAAAGGTTTCAGAGATTGGTATTTTCCTATTGATGGTAGACCAGAAACAGCTATTGATATGGCATTAAAAGATTACAAGCAGGAGGTGAAATGAGAATTAAATTAGATGGCGAGGAAGTAACAGAAGCAATCATTAGATATATTAGTACAGAACTTGATACCAAAGTTAGCGTTATTGATTATCCAACGATTGAGATAGGTAAGAAAAGTTATGAACTAAACTTTGAAACAGATATTACTCTATGGGCTTTTAAAGATAATGATGACAAAGTTTGAGAAACGCAGAACGAATCCAGATTGGCAAGGCTTGTCAGATTGGGAAGACAACAACTCAGCGAGAGTTATTTGGGCAGTAGATGTAGCAAGTGTACGAGAGAGAATGGCAGAACTTGGCAAGAGTGTTAAGGTTTCTAACGATTTAATCTTGGAATTTGTTACACATACTAGAAGGGGTTGGGATATGGACATGTTTAAACAGTCCTTTCTTGACTTTGTAATTTTAAAATTGGAGGAAGAATACAATGAAAGTTGAACTTGTATCGAAATATGGAGAGCCTCATAAGAGGAATGCTGATGTAATGAAAACCACTAATGGGTATTGTGTAAGGCTTTACAAAGGTGATGATTATATCAGAACTGTGGAATGTTATGACCATTCAGAAAGCTATGCTGAAGATGTGGCAGAGAATTGGGTATTGAAATTATTATGAAGTGTATAGGTAGATATCAAATATATTTTTATGGCAACGAAGGTCGTAATGTGCCTTGTGGTTATAAATTATTTGATGTCTACGAAGGTAGGAAGTGGGCATACTTTGTTAGAGATTGGTGTGAAAACGAGGAACTTAACCTCAAATTTAAACTGAAGCTAACTTGGTGGCAAGACAGGAAGAAAAAAAGTAGATTAATTTCTTGACTTTTGTTTTAAAAAATGCTACCCTATCTTACAAGATATTATAATATAAATAATAATAATGATTATAATATTAATATAAATATTATTTATAATATATGTTATAATATTTATAATACTTATAATACTTATAATATTTATAATACTTATAATATTTATAATACTTATAATATAAACTTTAAGGAGGTTTAAACGATGGATAAAGTTTGGAAATGGGATGATAAATTAACACCTTATCAGAACTTTAGTTATTGGTTACAATTAACTAACGAAGAAAGATATATATATGGTGAAAAAGAATTATCTTTTACAGAAGGTAAAAAGATATTTGAAGAAATGTATGAAATGAAATTTGATTTTACGGAGAACGATAATGAGTAATGATGTGAATACACAAATTAAAGAACGAGTAGTAGATGTTGTTAAAGACGAGTGGGTTTTATTTGAAAGAAAAGATTTGCTTAACGATTGCTTAGAGTTTGTTACTGAAGAAGCATTGACAACTCCGACAACTATAAACGATATGTTTATCTATAAATCTATGATAAGGTTTTTATCTAAACAAGCTATTGATTCTATCTCAAACAAAGATATCAATGATATGGCAGAACAAATAGGTGCGGCATGAGTGAAGTAGAGGGTTACAGAGGCACATATCACGAAGAACATCCTGAAGCACCTATTCAGTATGCTTGGTCTTTGACTCCAAAGAATGCTGAAAAATTTAAGCAAAGGTTGGAAGAAGAGTTTGACTATGATGACAAGATTACTTATAATACTCACATTACAAACAATGGTAATATTTTATTCTTGTTTGATGATGGTGTGTTTGATTTGGTTGAACCACTGTTAAGTGAAGTAACACAATGAATATATTTTTTACAGATACAAATGCAAAGGTTGCAGCAATTTCACAACCCGATAAGATGTTAGTCAAGATGGTATTAGAAACTGCACAAATGCTTTGCACAGCTCATAGAGTGTTGGATGGTAATGAGTATGCCGATGAGGTAGGGTTATACAAAGAAGCATATAAGAATCATCCTTGCACAGTTTGGGCAAGAGCATCGTCTAGTAATTATAACTGGTTGTTTAAACACTTTACCAGCTTGTTAGACGAATATGAATACAGATACACTAAAGAACACGCATGTAAAAGATTGGTAGTGGCATTGTCGAGAACTCCTGTAAACATATCTCAAACAGATATGACCCCTGTTGCCTTAGCAATGCCAGACCAATATAAGAAACAAGACCCTGTATTGGCATATAGAGATTATGTCATACATGAGAAGCACTATGCTAAATGGGAGAAGGGCAGAGCCAGACCCATTTGGTGGAGTGTTTAAACAGTTTGCAAGGTGTCCTAAGAAGAGGATGGGACTTAAAGGAACAATCCTGTTTAGAGAGTTTGACTTTTTAACTAAAGACTACGCTACTCTATATGAACAACCCCTTGCTTTTAGTTTGTGGCTAGGATAGCCTAAGGAGAACACCAATGTTTATTCATATTAAATCTCCCTTAAATCCTAGTCACGATTTTTTTAGAGGTGTAACACATCGCCCTCGTATTAATTATAACCTCTCTGTGTGTTACTCAAATCTGCTTGAATGGCAGCCTGTCCATACCTCAAACAGGCATTCTTTTTTTCAAACAAATATTTTACAAATGAGCAAAAATGTGCTAGACTTTTGCAGTAAATTAATCTAATGGAGGATTATAAATATGGCAGAATATGCTAACGGAAATGCGATGTGGGCTAGTGTGTCCACTCCTAATAAGTTCGGTCAGTATGTTATATACTTATTGACTGATGAAGCAGAAGCAGATAGGCTTGAAGGTATGGGTCTTTCTCGTGTCAGAGATAAATCTGGACAAGAGAAGTATGACCAACCAGCATTCAAATTTGCGAAGCGTGTAGCTAACAGAGATGGAGCTACCAATCCAGCACCTAGGCTAGTCGATACCGATGGTAATGACTTAGATACTTTGGTTGGTAATGGTAGTGAAGTGACTGTTAAATTTAAATCTTATTCAAATGACTTCGGTACATTTGCAGAGCTAGTAGCTGTGAAGGTAACTAAGTTAGTTGAGTATGGGGAACAAGACCCTGATAATGAGGAGTTTTAATTATGATAATTAATTTTGATGGTAAAACGTATGAAACTGAAAAGCTTACTGACCCTCAAGCTAGACAACAAGTTCAAGCTTATGTAAGTCAGATTGCTTTTAACAATCAGTTTCAAATATCAATTCAGAAATCCAACGATAAGTTGCAAGAAGAGTTGAGACCTTTGCTTACAGAAGAAGCTTTAGTAGAACAAGAAACTGCTAAAGAAGAATCTGATTCGAAAGCTAAGAAAGATAGCTAAGCATGATGAGGGCGACAATGGATAATGGCTTTGATAAGGTTCATCAACCTTGTCCTCTTTGTGATTCCAGCGATGCAGTTGGTGTCAACAAAGATGGTTCAGCTAAATGTTTTAGTTGTGGTGAATTTATGAAAGACTATGATAATTTATTCGATGGAGAGATTATGAAAGTTGTAAAAGAAACACCGAAGACATCTACCTCTTATGATAATCCAGTTGGTCAAGGCACGTTTGCTGACTTAACCGACAGGAGAATAAGTAAGGCAACAGCACAACGATATGGTGTGACTGTCTTACACGATAGAGCTGGAGATGTTATTCAACATTTCTATCCTTATTACACAGCACATGAACTAAGTGCTACCAAAACTAGGTATGCAAAAGACAAGAGGTTTTATCTCTCAGGTTCTTTTGAAGAGACTGGTTTGTTTGGGCAACAACTATTTAAGTCAGGCAAATACATTACTGTAACCGAAGGTGAATGTGATGCAATGGCGGCTTATGAGTTGCTTGGTAGTAAGTGGGCAGTGGTTTCAATTAAACGTGGAGCTGCTGGTGCTGTTAAAGATATCAAAGAAAGTCTTGAATTTTTAGAGCAGTTTGAGAATGTTATCCTTGCTTTTGATAATGATAAAGCAGGTAACGAAGCTGCCATAAAAGTTGCTAGACTGTTTAAACCATCTAAGTGTAAGATAATGACCATGCCGAATGGGTGGAAAGACCCTAACGACATGCTCAAAAACAACAAGCATAAAGAGTTTGTTGAAGCTTGGTGGAGTGCTAAGACTTATACTCCGAGTGGAGTTATCAATGTCTCTGAAGCTAGAGATAAATTTCATAACAGAGAAAAGAAAGAAAGCATTCCTTATCCTTGGGAAGGTTTAAACAAGAAACTCTATGGTATAAGACAAGGTGAGTTGCTTACTGTAACTGGAGGAACTGGACTTGGTAAGTCATCAGTAACACGAGAGTTAGAACACTGGCTCATCAAACAGACTAACGACAACGTAGGTGTCATAGCCTTAGAAGAAGATTGGAGGAGAACCATTGATGGTATTCTTTCCATCGAAGCTAATGCTAGACTTTACATTGACCAAGTTAGAGAACAGTTTTCTCAAGAAGAAATAGATAAGCTGTTTGATATTCTTTATGATGGTGAAAATAAAAATAGAGTATGGGTTCATGCTCACTTCGGCACCAATGACATTGAAGAAATCTTTAGTAAGTTAAGATTTATGATTGTCGGTTGTGGTTGTAAGTGGGTGGTTGTTGACCATCTTCACATGTTAGTAAGTGCTACATCTGAAGGTGATGAACGTAGAGCTATTGATAATATTATGACCAGACTAAGAAGCATGGTTGAGGAAACAGGAGCAGGTATTATTCTGGTCTCACACCTCAGACGTGTTGATGGTAATAAGGGACACGAGAACGGCATACAAGTTAGTCTCTCACATTTGAGAGGGTCTAACAGTATTGCTCAGTTATCTGATTGTGTAATTGCCCTTGAACGTAACCAACAATCAACTGACCCAGATGAGTCACGCACTACAAGGATGCGTATATTAAAGTCTCGTTACACTGGTGATGTTGGCTTGGCTACAAGTTTAATTTACGATGGTGATACAGGTCGTCTATCAGAAATAGTAGAAGACTTTGATGACTTGAAAGGAGAAGCAGGAGAAGCTTTTTGAAATTAGTATTTGACATTGAGACAGATGATTTAAATGCCACTAAGATTTGGTGTATCGTTGCTCAAGATGTAGATTCAAACAAGATTTATAAGTTTGGTCCAGATAATTTGGACAAAGGTTATGAACTCTTAGAATCTGCTGAGCAACTTATAGGTCATAACATACTTGGCTTTGATATTCCAATGGTTGAAAAGTTTAGTGATGTTAAATTAACTGACAATGTTGTTGATACTTTAGTCTTATCAAGATTGTTTAATCCAACACGAGAAGGTGGACATAGCCTTGACAACTGGGGATATCGTTTACGTTATCGTAAGATTGAATTTGAAGACTATCAAAATTATTCTTCTGAAATGTTGCAATATTGTGTAAGGGATGTGCAATTAAATACTTTGGTTTATAAAAAACTTAAACAAGAATCAATAGGATTCTCTAAAGAAAGTGTTGAACTTGAACATCAAGTAGCGAAAGTTATGCGAACACAGGAAGACAACGGCTTTAAGTTTGATGGTAAAGCTGCTGCTCTTTTACTTGCTCAGCTCAGAGAAAGACTACAAGAAGTTGAAGACGAAGTTCACAAGACGTTTAAACCTAGATGGGTAGACGATAAACTTGTAACACCATATATCAAGAAGGATGGCTCTCTTTCTAAAAGAGGTTTGACTGATGACGAATATCAGGACTGTCTGAGTACGGGTGACACTAAACCTTTTATGAGACGAAAGCTTGAGCCATTCAATCTTGGTTCTAGAAAACAGATAGGAGAATACTTAACAGAGATGGGTTGGAAGCCGGAGAGATTTACTCCGACAGGACAACCGATTGTTGATGAGAAAACTCTATCTGAGATTACACATATTTATGAAGCTAAACTTATAGCTGAATATTTATTACTACAAAAACGCATAGCACAGATTGATTCATGGATTGAAGCAGTCCGAGATGATGGTCGTGTGCATGGTTTTGTTATTCCTAATGGTACAATCACCGGCAGGATGACACATAGAAATCCTAACATGGCTCAAGTTCCTAGCCTTGCTTCACCTTATGGTAAGGAATGTCGTGCTTGTTGGATTGTCGATGAAGATTATAAATTAATTGGAGTGGATGCTAGTGGTCTTGAAATAAGAATGTTAGCTCACTACATGAAAGATGAGGACTTTATAAATGAAATCATTAATGGAGACGTACACACCTCTAATCAAAAACTTGCTGGACTTGAATCTAGAAATCAGGCGAAGACATTCATCTATGCCCTCATGTACGGAGCAGGAGATGAAAAGCTTGGAAAAGTGGTTGGAGGAACTAAAGGAGATGGTTCAAGAATTAGAAAACATTTCTTTGCTAATAAGCCATCATTCAAGACACTTAGAGATAGGGTTCAAAGAGCAGCAACAAAAAAATACCTCAAGGCATTAGACGGCAGAAAGGTATTTGTTAGAACGGCACATGCTGCTTTGAATACTTTATTACAAAGTGCAGGTGCTATTGTTATGAAAAAAGGTTTAGCTCTGTTAGATAATAGATTACAATTATCTGACATTGATTATAAGTTTGTTGCCAACATACACGATGAGTGGCAGATAGAAGTTAGACAATGCCAAGTCAATAAGGTTGGGCAGTTAGCTGTACAATCTATAATTGATGCAGGAGAACATTATAATTTAAGATGTCCTCTTGATGGTGAATTTAAAGTAGGAGAAAACTGGAGTGAAACACACTAACGAATATAATTGGAGTTTTAGTAGAAGAAATTCTAAAAATAAAGTTATCTTTAAACATCATACTTCAGAAACACTTGATGAGGTTACTGATTTTTTAGATAAGAAAAAATTAGAATATGATGTAAGACAGGGAGCCACGATGCTTTGGATATATTATAAAAATAAATCTTATGCATATTATTATACTACAGGAAGATGGGCACCTTTCTCTAAAAAAAGTAATTATCCCGAAAAACATTACCACTCAAAAGGCATTAAAGATTTTTATGAAAGATTTTTAACTGCTAAACAAGAAACACCAGCATTTAAAAGCAGTATAGAAACAGTTGAAGATGTTACTCAAGTTTTAAATTATGCTAAGATAGAACATACAATAGATGGTAATGTAGCTACGTTAATTAGTAAAATTATTCCTAGAAAAGATGGTAAAGGAAATAGAAAAAGATATTATTATCAATATATTATAGGTGAAGGTAAGTGGCGAAACAAAAATTCTGATGGTAAATGGAATAAAACATATTATCAAACAGGTAGTATAGAAAGTTTCTTAACAAAATTTTTTATTGATGAGGTAGAATTAAAAGATGAAACCTAAAAAAGAAGACAGAAAAAAGTTTGACCTAGACTTAAAGTATGGTCAAATACGAGAAGACAAGATAGCAGATATATTTTCCAAAGCTAAAATAGAAGTTAAATCTGAACGTGATATTTGGCAAAAGAGTGGCAACATTGCTATTGAATATGAATGCTGGAACAAACCCTCTGGTATTATGGCAACTGAATCAGACTACTGGTTTCATAATCTTTGCATTGGTGAAGATGAGTATTGTACTTTAGTTTTTAAAACCTCAACATTAAAAAAGATTGTCTCTCAGTTAGATAATTTTAGAAGTGTGGCAGGTGGTGATGGTAATGCAAGTCGAATGTATCTTGTCAACTTACCTAAATTATTTTCATCAGATGTAGTTAAAGCATTTAAGGAGTTGGCAGATGCCGAAGAAAAAGAAAACGATTGATACCTTAGTATCAGATATATATGAGAAACTCTCAGTCCTTGGCGAGGGTGGTTCATTAGACATTAAAGAGAAGGACATTGACAAGTTCGGTGAGTCAATGAAAGAAATACTACGCAAGTGGTCCAACCCTGAACCTCGTAGTAATGAGAAATTAAGAATGTCTAATATTGGAAGACCACTACGACAACTCTGGTATGATGTAAAGTCGGACTCAGAACCAGAGAAGATACCACCCTCAGTTTTTATTAAGTTTTTGTATGGACATTTATTAGAAGAGATAGTTTTATTCTTAGTTAAAATGTCTGGGCATACAGTAACCGGTGAACAAAAAGCCATTGAAGTTGAAGGTATAAAAGGACATATGGACTGTATCATAGATGGCGAAGTTGTTGATGTTAAGACGGCTTCAGGCTATGGCTTTAGAAAATTTAAAGACGGAACTTTACCAGAAGATGATGCTTTTGGTTACATGGCTCAGTTGACTGGTTATGAAGCAGCTGAAGGCACAAATGGTGGTGCTTTCTTAGCCCTCAATAAAGAAAGTGGTGAGTTGGCTTTATTCAAACCTGATAATTTTGACAAGCCAAACATTAAGAAGAAAATAAAGGACGTTAAAAACGTCATAGCTATTGACAGTCCCCCAGATTTTTGCTATAATAATATACCTGAGGGTAAATTAGGTAACATGAAACTCCCTCGTGAGTGTACCTATTGCCGTCACAAATTCGAGTGTCATAAAGATTCCAACGAAGGTCAGGGACTTAGGGTATTCAAGTACTCTAAGGGCTTAGTTTATATGACACAGACACCTAATCCACCTAGAGTAGATGAGATAAAATATGAACGGAAAGAAAGCTAAACAATTAAGAAGACGAAGTAAAGAACTGCTCATTGAATGGTTAAAGACTATGGTGCCGGAAGGTGAGGACACTTCAAAGATAACAATAAATAACTTAGATGAGTTCTTACCTCAACAGACTCATATCTTTGCTAATAATAAATTAATGTTAAGTGCTTATTCTTTACGTTGGTTTTATAAACAGGTAAAGAAAAACCCAGAGGTAACATTAAAAGATTTAGGAATACCAAATGTATAAATTTAATGAAGATAAATTAGTTGAAGAACTACAACGATATATATATGACACCTATGGTCAACATTATGCTACAGATAAGTACCAAGCTACAGATGTTATTATTGATTCTGGACATGGGACAGGGTTTTGCATGGGCAACATTATGAAATATGCCAAACGTTATGGTAATAAAGAAGGTCGTAATAGAAAAGACTTAATGAAGATACTACACTATGGTATAATTATGTTACACATACACGATGAAACAGATAAATTTTTTAAGACAGGAGAATAATGGTAGATAAAGTAGGCAAAAAAGAATACTTAGGTATAACAATAGATTACAATAGAGAAACTAAGTTTGATAAATTTAGTTTAGATACATTAAAAGATAGATATTTCTGGAAGGAGGAAACACATGCTCAAGAAGCTTTGGCAAGGGCTGCAGTCTTTGCTGCCACGTTTAAACACACTACAGACTTTGAGTTGGCTCAGAGACTTTATGATTACAGTTCCTTACATTGGTTCATGTTTAGCACTCCTATCCTTAGTAACGGAGGAACCAGTCGTGGTCTACCTATCAGCTGCTTCCTTAATTATGTACCTGACAGTAGGACTGGGCTATCTTCTCATTATGACGAGAACATTTGGTTGGCAAGTGCAGGTGGAGGCATCGGTGGATATTGGGGAGATATCCGTAGCAATGGCATATCTACTTCTAACGGCAGTAAGTCTACTGGTTGCATACCATTCATGCATGTGGTAGATTCACAGATGTTAGCCTTCAATCAAGGAGTGACAAGACGTGGTAGTTATGCTGCTTATCTTGATATTTCACATCCTGAGATTGAAGAGTTTATCAACATGAGAAAAGAATCTGGTGGTGATATAAATAGAAAGTGTTTAAACTTACACAACGGAGTTAATCTAACTAATGATTTTTTACAAGCTGTAAAGAATGATGAAGACTGGAGATTGATTGACCCTAAAACAAATAAACCGGTAAGAACCCTTAATGCTCGTGCCTTATGGTGGCAACTAATAAATGCTAGAGCAGAGACAGGTGAACCTTATATGATTAATATTGATACCTGTAATGAGCATTTACCAAAGTCACAAAAAGATTTAGGACTAGAAATAAAACAAAGTAATTTATGTTCTGAAATAACATTAGCCACGAATGAGGAAAGAACCGCAGTCTGTTGTTTGTCCAGTGTTAATTTAGAAAAGTTTGACGATTGGAAAGATAATAAACAATTCATTCCTGATTTAATTACTATGTTAGATAATGTTATTCAACACTTTATTGAACAGGTTGTGGATGTTGAAGCACTAGGAGAATACAATGCCAACTATAAAAGATTTACAAAATACCTCAAAGAAGAAAAAGAAGGTTATGCCAGAGCAGCCTTCTCAGCATACCGAGAAAGGTCAATCGGTTTGGGAGCAATGGGTTTCCATGCCTATCTCCAATCTAAAGGAATACCTTTTGAAGGGATGTCAGCAACTGGAGTCAACTATCAATGTTTCAAACACATCAAAAGCAAAGCTGTCAAAGCAACTAAAGAACTTGCAGACAGACGTGGTGCATGTCCTGACTCAGGCAGTAACAACATTCGTAATATGCATCTTCTTGCTATTGCTCCTAATGCCTCTTCTAGTATTATTTGTGGGGGGACATCTCCTTCGATTGAGCCATATCGTGCTAACGTTTATACACACAAGACTCTCTCAGGCACTTACCAAGTTAAGAATAGATACTTAGAAAATGTTGTTAATAAAAAGAAACTAACTAAAGATGAGAAAGAAAAACTATGGAAAGATATCTCAGGTAGTAATGGTTCTATTCAACATCTAGATATTTTTACAGATGATGAAAAAGAAATATTTAAAACTGCTGATGAGATAAATCAGATATGGGTAATTGAACATGCTTATAAAAGACAAGAGTTTGTTTGCCAAGCACAGAGTGTAAATCTATTTTTCAATTTACCAAGTGCGACAGCACCTCAAGATACTCATACAGACTATATGCAATATATTAATGATGTTCATTGGTATGGTATGCATAAACTAAAATCACTTTACTACTTCAGGTCAAATGCTGCAAGAGCTACTGAGAATGTAAATGTTAAAGTACCTCGTATCAAACTTGACGAGGTTGACTGTATCGCTTGTGAGGGGTAATGGCAGCTAAGTGGAATAGTGGAACAACTCATGTACCAGTTACCGGTATAAGAGGAAAGAAAACAAGTCAAGGTAGAAAGAACTTAGCAACTTCTACCATGAATAAAAATTATAAACGTAACTTTAAAAAATATAGAGGACAAGGAAAATAATGGACGAATTTAGAGGAGAAATAATAGAAGCTTCAAAAAAACATTTATTAGCAAGTGTACATAAACACAGAATGAACATTGAAGTTTTATTATGGAAAGGTGTGGGTGTTGCAGAACATCCAGACATTATGGAGACGATTGAAAAAGAATTAGAATTGATGGCGAGTTATGATGATAAGCTTGAGATGCTAAATAAATATTTTGGAGAATAAATGAGCTTACTAACTAGAAGAGAATACTACAAACCTTTTGAATACCCTTGGATGTTTGACTACTATGTCTTACAGAATCAAATGCATTGGATGCCGGAGTCAGTACCTTTACACACTGATGTTAAAGACTGGCAAGACTTGACAGACAATGAAAAGAATTTATTAACACAAATCTTTAGACTGTTTACGCAGTCTGATGTGGATGTTGGTGAAGGTTATACCAATAAGTATATGAGGTTATTTAAAAAACCTGAAGCAAGAATGATGATGACTTCTTTTGCTAATATGGAATCCATCCATCAACATGCTTACAGTTTATTATTAGACACAGTTGGAATGCCAGAAGCAGAATACCAAGCCTTTGCTGAGTATGAAGAGATGGCTAACAAACATGATTACATTGGTAACTTCAAACCATCTAAAGCAAATAAAGAAACGATTGCCAAAACGTTAGCAGTTTATTCTGCATTTACTGAAGGCTTACAGTTATTTTCTAGCTTTGCAATTTTGTTAAACTTTCCAAGGTTCGGTAAGATGAAAGGCATGGGTCAAATAGTTACCTATTCTATCCGTGATGAATCTTTACATGTGGAAGGTATGACTAAAGTCTTTAGAGAATTTATCAAAGAAAACATTTCTATCTGGACTGACGATTTCAAAAAAGAAATCTATGACATCTGTCGTAAGATGGTAGAACTTGAGGATAGGTTCTTAGACTTAGTATTTGAGATGGGAGACATCGAAGGACTAACAAAAGAAGATATGTATAAATACAATAGATACATAGCTGATAGAAGATTATTGCAGTTGGGATTAAAAACCAATTATGACCAAAGAGATAATCCGTTACCATGGTTAGATGAAGTTATGGGTGTTGAACATCAAAACTTCTTTGAGGGTAGAGCCACTTCATATATGAAAGCAGGACTAAGAGGTAAGCAAGATAAAATTACATTTAGTGATATTGAATAATGGACCAAACAAGAGAAGCAAATATTTTATCCTATAGAATATTGTTTGATGACACTGGAAAATTAATAACTGAAGTTTCCGGACTACCTTTAAAAGATGTGGAGAAAGTTTTTACTGGACACGAAGCTAAGATTATGGAAACAATAATTAAGCAAGGTCGAGAAAAATTAAATAAAATTCATCATTATCTTGAAGGTGAAATAAATGCCATCAAAAATTAGAATTTTTTAAAAAATGACCTCATAGAATCGCCTGTAACGTATTGATTAAGAGTAAGGAATACTATACGTCCAAAAAGCTATTAAATTCGTTACAGAGCCTCTGAGAGTCTCCTATGCAGTTTAGCCTAAAATTGTGTAGATTTTGATGGATTTTTCCTTACCTTTGACCTTTATAGGCTCTAAAGCAACTAAATCGTAGGAAGAACCCTTCATAGTCTCCTCACCAATAACAATATCTTGTTGAACTTCTTTGGTTGAGCTTTCAAGTCTAGCTGCTAAATTAACTGCATCACCTATAGCTGTATAATCGAATCGTGAAGAACTACCCATATTACCTACAACAGCTTTGCCTGTATTTATTCCGATACCAATATCAATGCCTAACTGTGCTTCTTGCATGTCGTGTGCTATTTGAAGAGCTGTCTTAATAGCTCTGTCTTCATGGTTGTCTAAATCTAAAGGTGCATTGAATATCGCCATCATCGCATCACCAATATACTTATCCACCATACCATCGTTTGCTTTTACTGCATTGGCTTGAATGGTCAAAGCTTTGTTCATTATCTCTGTCACTTCCTCTGGCTCTAGTCTTTCAGACAAAGAAGTAAAACCTCTTACATCGGTAAACAAGAAAGTACATCTTCTTTTTTCGCCACCTAGTTTTAACAACTCTGGATTACTTTGCAATCTTTTAACTTGTCTAGGGTCAAGATAATGTTCAAATTGTTTTTTAATCTGTTGTCTTAGTTTGTATTGCTTTCTAAAGTTTAAATAAAATTGTTGTGAAGCGATTATAAAAGTTGCAACAAGTGTCCAAGTTACATCTATTAACACATTTTGTGAAATGAGGTAAAGTCCTAAATAGCTGATAGCAGTCTTGTAAATTGTAACTAAGGTCAATCCTAAGGTGATACCTAAATAATTAATTAGAGCTGCAACTATGAAGCCTGAGACTACTAATAACATTAGTTCAACTACTAATCTATAGTCTGGAATACTTGGTGTCTCTAATAAAATAGATTCTGCAAGTGCTGCTTGTATTTTATGAGGTTCTAACAAACCTGCAGGAGTTGCAACTTGTGGCATGATACCTTTAGCTGTAAACCCAACAAAGACAAACTTACCTTCAACATCCATCTCTGTTAAATTTGTTTGAGGAGTATCAACCCAACTAATCCATTTCTTACCTAGGCTATCTGTGGGTATAGCTGGTATGCCCTTGACTCTAACCATCTCAATACCATTCTCGTTGGTTTTAATTTGATAAGTGTTACCACCACCTAGTATCTTTAATACTTCTGTACCGAAGGAAGCTACCCAGCCCTCTGGAGTCTGTTGTATGAGAGGAATCTGTCTGACTAAGTTATCGACATCGACAGGGACTGAGACTGCTCCTTGAGCAGATGCTTCTTTCAGTAGGGGAATATTTTCTAAAAAGCCTTGAGCCTGTGGTAATGTAACATCAGGACCAAGTATAACTGTACCATGTGTTTCTGGATACTGGTCATTATTTATTTCAGGCATAGCTATCACACTAGGAGCTAAGCTGAGCATGTAGGCAAAGTCTTCATCACCACCGAGCCTATCAGGATGGGGAAACAACATAACCCAACCAACACCTAACGCACCTTTTTGTAAAAGTTTTAGATGGATATCTGCTAATGTGGCTCTAGGAAGTGGATAACCGCCTTGTTTGTCAAGATATTCTTCATCTATATTTAAGATAGTAAAGTAACCTGTAGGCTCTGGAGTCTCGACAAGATAATCAAAAGTCTTGAGCCGCATTATCTCCAGAGGTGGAGCATTGAACACTAGAGGCAGTGTCAGAAATAATAATAATATACTAGCCCACTTCATAGTTTCTGACAGCCTTTGGCTTTAGCTCTTTTATTAACAGCAAAATTATTAGCAACTACAGCAGCAGTCAAGGTATTACTAAATGTTAATCCACCTTCATTTAATTTATAAACTGGTAAGAATATAAAAGTTGGTATAAAGATAAGTGCTTTATGTCTCACTAAATCATTTAAATCTGGTTTTCTTGGTAATAAAATATTTGCTTCATAAACACAATCGTATTGCAAAACTTTAGTAGTGGTATAAATATCTAAAGCTTGTAAGGTCCAAAACAAACCCCATTCCCAATTAGATACTGTTTTTCTTTCTGGTAGATACAAAGTATCTTCTACAAAGATTAATTCTTCTTTTTGTTGTTGTGCTAAAAATTCTTTACTGTAAGGTGCTTTTGTAATCTTCCAATATATATCAGGCTTATCACTGAGATTGCTTGATAGTAATGGAAGAGTTACCACCGCCATTAAGAGTAATAGTAACTGCTTTGCCATCTTGTATAATTAAAACTGTATAACTGTTGCCGGTATCTAAGTCCAACCTAACTGTATCTTGTACCTGTCGGTAAAAGGTTATGACTGAATCCGTAATAAATGTATTGACTTGAGTGGTACCATCGTAACCAAAGGATGTACCCTTCACGTCTATATCGCCTCCTGAGAGCTGATTCTTTTCCAGCTCATCGGCTTCTTCAATAATATCTAGTAAGTCTTCTAAGAAGTTGACATCTAAATAATTAATATCGAGTTCACTAAACTCTAGTTCGTCTTGAGCTAAGTAATCTGTTTCTAGTTCATCAAACTCTAGGTAATCAACATCTAAGATATTATCTGAACCTTCTGCTTGTTCCCCTTCATTAATAAAGTTAGGGTCTCGTTTCGGTGGATTAACTATCAACATGTTGTCAATAATATCCAGAGTTAAGTCTAATATGACTGGTCTACTTGGTGCTGACTCAAACAGCTCTACTGTGGTAGCTTCATAGGGCTTATTAAGCACTACTTGTCCCGCAGCAGTTGAGACAACTATTTCGCCTGAAGAGAGTCCATCTTCCTTTGGTAGTAAAATTATTAAGGACCTACCAAGCTCATCTACAGTCACTGTAAAGTCAGTACCTCTAATACCTATAGTGGCACTAGGAGTTTCTATCTGGATATTTTCTTTGTTTATAGTGGCAAGTTTACCGGTAATAAAACGAGCTGTACCACTAGCAAACTTGAGAGCCATCTTAGATTTAGATGGGTCAGGGTCATAGATAAATTCATCTATAACGAGTTGTGAATGTTCGGTTAGACGAACTTGAGATTCATCTAGAAAGGTTATACCTATCCGACCATTGGAAGTTTCAACGTTGTCAAAACTATTAATACCAAAAGCAAGGGCAGCAGAGAAAGGGTCTTGTTCCCTTACTACTCTGCCTATGCCTTTTAGTTCTGTAATACTTCCGATACTAGCAGCTTGTGCTTGTGCCGCCATCGTTTTGAACGACACACACAGTACCACTATTACCAGAAGAAGTAATCTTGAGCCAATCACTTGCTAAGGTTGATGCTTGTGTAATATTAAAGGTTCTGCTGTTACCTGTTTGGTCTAAGTAAAAATAACCACCAGCATAACCACTACCTGTATAATTAACAATGTTTGAGTCACCATCTATATCGACATAAGATGTGGCACTATCAATATCAATAGTAAAATCCAGTTGGTTACTATCACCATTAATAATCCAATCTAAGTCTAGATATTCTGATAAAGCATTTGTAGCAATGTTTAATTCAAAGTCATTGCTGGACCCTGTAACATCAACATAATAGTTACCACCATCGGCACTATAAGTATTGGTTGGGTCTACTTGTATTTCAAAGTTGTTGCTATCACCATCAAACTCAAAGAAACCTGTTAAAGAATCCAGTACTATGTCACCTAAGAATTTGTTAGTATCACCAAGTTGATTGATGTCCAACGTCATATTAGCACCAGTTAAATTAAATGCAGTCATCGTCCCTGTTACTGCATCAAGTCCGCCTATGATGTTAGAGCTACCAAGCTGTTCAACGTCTAAGTTAAGAGTTGCACCAACTTGATTAATATATATTTCATTATCAGCTTTTACAACAAAGCCTACTAAAGCAATTAAAAAAAGTAATCTATTCATATCTCCAATATCTCCTCTCTATTCCTTGTCGTACTATTTCTAGTACACTTGTCTCTATCGCTTTTTGGAGGGCAATAGAAACACTTTCATTTTGTGCTACACCAGATTCTAATTCCACTAACTTAGTCCCAGCTTCATAGAATCTAAAGACATCACTAGATACTCCAACAGATAGAATAGTCTTAGATGTCAGGACTTCTAATAATACTTCCCCTGTATTAACAGAAACCAATCGCAAAGAAACTGTAACTGTATCTTCACGATACTGGCGGCTTTGACCGACACCTAAGTATCTGGCTCCTCGTCCACCACTTTTCAAATTAGTGTCATAACCTATAACACCACCTTGAACTAATAACCCAGCAAAGATTAAAGGATTGAGTTCGGTATCGTCATCAAAGTCCTGCCGAGTTGTTCTAATTATTTGTCGTTCTTTTGTCAGGTTATCTAAACCTATACGTTCAACAACTGTAAAAAACTTACCACCTGCAGCATGTTTAAAAGCTCTAATTAAAAATGCATCTGGTGACTGTGTTATTGCTGAGCTAAACAAAGCAAAGGTACTATTACTCTTACGTTGTCCTGTTAAGTCTGTAAAACTATTAGGATATATAGCAATAGTCGGCTTAACTTTAGCCGCTGGTAGATTGTATAATTCTTGAGATTGTAATTCTAAAACAGTACTTGCTTGTCTCTTTGAATAAGCTCCGGGAATATCCTCATCTAACAGACCAGAATGCCTCCAGCTTGTACAACTAGAAAGTAAAAGAACCGATAGGAACAGTAATCTCTGTAGTATTCCCTTCTGCATCTGTGATTGTTAAAGTTATCATGGTGCCATCTTCACTGACACTGTATTCAATGGTATTTCCTAATAGCTCTAATGTTCCGCTTGTACTTGGGTCCTCACCAAATAAAGCATCAACAAGTTGTCTTGATAATTGTGCATAGATTCTAGACTCTAAGTTTCTAATAAATCTTGCAAGTGTGGTATTCTCAGCTTCTCTTTTAAGCTGTTCTTTGTAGGCTTTGAGTTCTGCTTTGTTGGCTTCCTTTCTATTGAACTCTTGATTCTCTATTGTTAGATAATGAGCTGAAGTACCTATACCACTGAAGGAAGGTGATTTAAATTTATGCACTATTTCATCTGCAATTAAATTACCATTAACACCTAACAGCAACACGATAAATGTTGTTACTAATATTTTCATTTCTAACTTCTCCTTAATCTTTTCTTTGGTCATCTCTATCTGCTTTTGCAACTTTTTCTAAATCTATTAAATTTGGCACACCCAGCAATGTTTTCAAAAGAACGTCTTGTCTAATCGTTTGATTGTCCAAAGCCCTCACTCTGTCAATCAGACTAACAATAATGCCGTATTGACTATCTAACTTTGTCCCTAGTCTCTGTTCCATAGCTGTTATTTGTTCAGCTACTTTCTCATCAACAACATCAAGTTTGGTTTCCATACCATCGACAATACGCATGATTAGTTTGTAAATAAACCAACCTAGCCCTAATGCCGCAGCAATAGGAAAACCTACTTGTTGTATTATAGTGACTATCTCTTCCACTACTTATTACTTGAGTTTGAAGCTCCAAAGTAGAAAGATATTACAGCACTTGCCAAACCTCCTAAGTAACCTAAAACAAGGTTAATAAGAGCTTCAGAGTTCTGTTCTGGTGGCTGTAGGGTTACTAAGAATATGTAACCTAAGAAACCACCGACTGTAGCTATACCCATGATACGGGCTGTCCAGTCTTTACTAAAGTTCTTTCTAGCATCTTGAGTATCTGCTACTTCTAATCTGTAGACATCAACATCTAACTCTTTCATCTGTACTTCAAAAGCTTGTTCAGCTTTTTTAAGTTCTAGCATCTGCTCTGGTGTGGCTTCAGCAACGGCTTTCTCAATGGCTTTAGGGTTATTTGGACACCCAAGCACATCGGCAATCATATTCGCAGCCATACCGCCCATAGGACCGCCTAAAGCAGTACCTAGAGTAGGAGCAACTGCACCAACGATATTCTTTAATAAGTTTTTCATTTTACTTCTCCTAATACTAATTCTTTTAACTCTTTACTTCTTCGTCCCACTTGTCTAAACCACTTACTATCTTCCATTTGATTTGCCATTTCTTGCCAATCATGTGACCGACAAGCTTTCAACATGTTTTGAAATTTGCTTAATCTTGTACCGCCTAAGTTAAAGCACATATTAACCAAGACTCTTTGAATAGCATCTGGTAATAAATAAAAAGATTCTTCTTCACCAAACACATGTATCGCCTCTACTAAATGTTTATTGAAATCGTCTTCAAAATATATGTCAGATACTTCTTGAGTTATTGGAGTACCAACTTCCCAACCATGTTCGGGGTCTTGTGGCTGTATTAAATGCCCTACTCCTAAGGTTTTGTAACCCAAAGAATCGACATAGACTTCGAGTAGTTCGCCCTCGTGTCTTTTTATTTCTTGTTTGCATAGTTCTATATTCATTATATTAATTCTTCCATTTGTTTCTCTAGTTCTGTTTTACCTGAGTAAGATTCGCCAGTATAAGGATTGATTCTATCGGCTGGAATATCTTCGACATCACTAACTGGATAATCTTTTGAAACTTTTTGACCTTCAAAGTATTGTTTTCTTACTTCTCCACCAACACTAAAACCTGCTCTTTGTGATAAACCTTTTTTCTTTTCTTCTCTATTCGGCTCATCTTCTAATACTCTAGCTGTAATTTCATTTATTGGTGTTGGTCTAAATAATTGAACTAAAACTCCCTCGTAATCTCCTTCATCAATATTAGCTTTTATTTTTGATGGAGCTGCTAAAATTCTACTTGCTTGAGCTACAGCTGGACTTAAATTTTCAATAGGGTTTCGTAATGAAGGTCCCCCAAAGAACCTAGCAAATTTTTCAATTCTCCAATCTACATTTCCTGATAACTGAGCAGCTTCTTGCCACCATTTTGCACTAAAGTTTGGTGGTTCATTTTCAGCATAATATTTTTGAGCAGGACTTGCCATGATTTGTAACTCTCTCAAGCCACCAAATACAGTTATAGCACCCATCATTTTTAAAGCTAACTTAGCGTCACCTGATTCTACTCTAGATATCAAACCATTTAACTGTGATGTTTTAGCCTGTGCCCATGATAAAAATAGTCCAAAACTTCTAATGTATGGATTTTGACTTTGGGCAAACAACATCCTATTACCTACTTGAGGTATTAAAACATCTCTATTCATTACTTTAAAAGCTGCTTTACTTAATAAACTTCTACCAGTTGAATCATTCCAAGCATCTGTAACTTTATCAAATTTATTTAAATATTTAAGCTCATTTTTATCTAAGCTCATAAATTGTAATTTTTCTACAGTTGCCTTACCTAGTTTAGTTTTATTAGCATTTTTCTTTGCCATTAAAAACGCATCTTCGACACCAACATTGTAAGCAAATCTAGCTCCTCTATCTGTCAAAGGAGCCATTAAATTTAATTTAAAAAACTTTCTTGTCCAGTTTCCAAGAAGTAATTGTATTTGTGTATTAGGATTAACACCTGCTGTATATAAAGCTTCAATATCTTTTTCTATTGTAGATGATGATTTATTAGCAATACCTGCTTGGTCTGCAAAGTTTCTATCTTTCCTAAATTTTGAAAATATTCCTCTAATTGCTGCTCCTGAGCTACTGTTCTGTAATGGTTGAATAAAGTCACCCATCTGAGCTATAGCTGCCCTAGGCAACATAGTTGTGTTACTTAAGAAAGTTAGTATAGACATTAATGTTTTATGTCCATCAGATACTCTACCGCCATGAGTACCGAAGTAAGCATTTACAGTATTTTCGAGTAGTTCTCTTTTAGATTTATATTGGGCTTCAGATAACTTACCAGCCCTATAATCACTTCTTAAATTATATTTTAACTGTTTTAAAAGTTCACCACGTTGTCCAAATTTTCTAGCAAATTCAACACCTTTAGTAGTATTTCTTGTCCATTGAATTAAAACATTATGTAAGTTGTCTTCAAGGTAAGGTTCTAATTTTTTAACAGCTGATAATTTTTTAAAATATCTTTTTTTCTCAAAGTTCTTTAATAGAGGTATTCCGGTAAATTTTTCATTTTCATCAAATACTTTGGTTGCTCCTCTACCAGTCATGTTATTGAAAATATCATCTGTTCTTTTATCAAGATATTTTTTTAACTTAACTTTATCTTTACCAAACTTTGTAATTATATCTGAGTCTTCTTCTTTTATAGCTGCTCTGATTGCTTTTTTAAATCCACTGGCATCTGAGAATATTTTATCATTGTAAAATTGAGGTAAACCATAATTCTCTATTTCACCAAAAGATACTCCTGCTTTTCTAACGTAGCCATTGTTAAACATATTTTTAAATTCATTAGTATTTTTAACAAGTGTTCTAACATTTAACATATCATCATCAGTTAGATTAAATTTTTTTATTACACCTTGTTCTGTATCTAATTCTCTAACGATTCGCCATGCGGCACGTTGTTGATTTAAAGATGAATTACCAACAACTTTATTTATTTCTTTTGAAAAATATGAATTAAAAGCATCGGTAGCTTGTTCAGCAGAAAATATATTTCTTTGTTTTCCATCTTGGATATGAAATAACATTCTAGCTAAAGTTTCATTTTGACCACCATGAGCAATACCCTTACTTGCTAAAGTACCTGCACTTTGAACTTTTAAAAAGTTGTGCAAAGCAATCATTTGATTATTTTCTAATATACTTAATCCTTCCTCTTTCATACCCTTAGTTAAATAAGGTGTTTTTTGCATCCATTTTTGTGCTGCTCCTAATCCTGCACCTGCCATCATAAAAGATATTGGAAGACCATATTCATCATCATCGTTTAAAAAAGTTCCTATGGAAAAACCAACACCAGCTCCTAAGAAAGGTCTAGTAAAATTATCAAGAACACCCCTTAATACATTTTGGCTTATTTCATACTGAGGTCTTTCATGTAATTTTTTAAAGGTTGCATCTAATAAATCAACTTGTCCTCTAGCATATTTACCCATAACTTCAGGTAAATCGTCATTAATAAATTTTATAGCTTCATCTCGTTTTTTCTTTAAAGCTGATAACTTCTGCGGAGATACTGGTTTAATTTTATTTAAAATAGGTAATTCCAACTGTCCACTTTTATCAGCTGCCTTATCAATTATTTTTAATGCATCTTTGTAAGCTTTAATATCGGCTTGAGCTTTTGTGAGCATTGTGTTCAAATGAACAGTACTTTCCATTTCTTTGAACAGTGCTTGATATTCTGTTGCTACTTTACCAGCTACATCATCTAAAGCTTCAGAATCTTTTAAATTTAAAGTTACAACTGGGTTGTCTTTTGCCGTACTTTGCACGACAACATTCTCATCACCATCGAGCTTTCCTAAATTAATATTTTTATCTTTAGGTCCAAAAACTCTATTAGCTATTACTGTACCAGCTGCTGAAGATACACCACCTAAACCAGCGGCAAATAAAACATTATTAGGATTAACTTCTCCGTTGGTTGCATAGTCATATAAAGCCATATCTGCAGAAGCTATTCCTGAACCTATAGCTGCATTTTTTAATAAGCCAAGTTTGGCAAATTTTGCCCAAGGTAAAAAGAAAGTAACTGGGTCTCCTAAAGCAACTAATGCTCGACCTGCAAAAACTGCAGCATCATTTTCAGAAGCTCTAAAATCAATACCATATTTTTCTTGCATGTCTTGGTAGACTTTATTTATTCTTTCTTCTTCAATTAATTTGATATTATCGGTTAAAGATTTGTTATTAGATAAACTTAGGCTTCCTGCTTTAAACAGATTCCATAGATTACCTAATGTTGTTTTTTCTAAACGAACACCTAGTTCAGTTTTCTGGGCAACTGTAACTTCAGAATCCTCTGGCTGAGGAAGAATTTCTGCACGGAAAGGAGTTTCTTCTTGTTTGTAATATAAATCTAAATATTTATTAACGATGTTTGTATCACTATCAGGAATAATATCTTCTTGAATTTGTTCGGCTTGTACAACTTGTTCAACTGGAGGTTCTTCAATTTCAGGATACTCTATCGGAGTCTCTCCAATATCTTCTAATTGCTCTAACTGCTCTTTATATTTATCTTCTTTTTCTTCTTCTTCAGAATAATATAAAGATAAATATTTGTTAATTATGTCTGATTCATTAACCATAAGTTAAACTAAATTGATTCTAAAAAGTTGGAAACAGTTGATGGACTAGCATTTTCATCTAAGCCATATTTACGCAATATTCTTTTAAGAACAGCTGTATTAGGATAACCTTCATTAACATATCTATTTAAAATGTTAATATCTTTTCTAGTTTGTAAATTTTTAAAATCTTCAAAAAGATTTCTAGACTCAACCATTCCTCCCGGTCCCATTACAGGCGATTCATCATCCTCAACTTTAACTTCAAATTTCTGTAAAGAACTTTCCTTTAATGACTGAAGTTGTTCAACTGTTGCAGAACTTTCTAATATGTTAGCTCTTTCAATAAGTGGTTTAAAAAACGTATTAACTTCATCTACATTTTCAAATCCTTGGTCTTTACTTACAAATTGTGCAAAATTAATAAGCTGTTCATTATTCATTTCTGGAACAGAAGTTCTAGGAGGTGGCTCAGTTGAAGAAGTTTCTGTACTCAAATCATCTTGAATACTTTCAGGAATATTGACATCTGAATTACCTGTTTGTTCTTGAAAATTTCGTACAGCTAAATCAGTAAGAGTTGCTTTATTTATAGTATCATAGGTAAATTCTTGAGACTGAAAAAGTCCTTCAACCCAATTTGGATTAGTGGCTACTCGAACTTTTTGTCCTATAATTTGATAGGCTTCTGACATAATTTGAGCATCCGGAGGCATTGTTAATAACTCTGAATTTTCAGCATACATGGATTTTAAAATACTTGCATATCTTACAACATCACCTTGAAAACTTTCTTGTACACTAACACCATTAACAAAGTTAGAATCTAAACCACTAACAATATCATACGCATTAAATGTTTGTTCTGTATCATCACCTGTTTTTAAAGTTATGGTATATCTTTTTTTCTCTTCATTAGTTATACCATCAACAAAATAATTATCTGCCATTGTTTGTATTCCTGCATCTACTTTAAAGGTAGAACGTTTTTTAATAACATCAATTTTAGCTCTTGTTTCAGGAGACTGAGAAGGCTCAGCTTCAATTTCAAAAACATATCCTTCTTTAGCATCTCTAATTCTAACTTGTTGTGCTGCAGAATTATGTAAGAAAGTTTTAAGATTTTCAAACTCAATAGTTCCTTCCATACTTTCAGGAAGTTTTAAAGATACTTCACCAATTTTAACATCTTTTAATTTAGGACTTTTTCTAAGACCTAAACCTTCTAATAAGACTCCACCAACTGTGTAATCTTTTTTGAACCTTTCGCCAACTTTTTTAAATGTTTGTGTGATAGGAGCCATATAAGCAGGTTTATCAGCTGCCTTATAACCTTGAAATTCTTGCATAGCTTCTAACTGTTTTCCATAAGCTGAAATATCATCTTTTGTTTCTTCATCAATAATTTTATTTAAAGCCTGTGCATCGTATTGACTTTCTTTTAAAGGATTTTGTTTTAACCAAGTATCTCTATATTGAATTTTATATGCCTCTTCCCATGCATCAGGATTACTTTCTAATTTAGCATTTTTAAGCATATTGTTATGGTTGGTCCAAAAATCTACACCTTGTGTAAAGTTTCTTTCAGCATCTCGAACCATATTTTTACTAGAATTAGCAAACTCCATCATTCTTCTTTCAGCTTTTTGTCTTAAAAAATGATTACCAATACTTACACCTAGCATCAAACCGCCAAATATTTTAGCTCTTTTTTCTTCTTTTTTTCTTCTTTGCCTAGCTCCTGCTAGTAAAGACTCGCCTAAAGCTTTAATGTCTTGTGCCATTACTCTTCTCCTCTATCTAATAAGCTTGGTTCTTCTTGAGGCATTTCTTGCCTTTCTAATAAACTAGGTCTTTCAGGTATTTCCAATTCATCAATCTTAGCCTCAATATCTCTTGGCAATACTCCTGATTTCATTTTAGGTGCTAACTTTTGTTTAGCAACATCCATTACTCTATCCATACCCTCAAGTTCAGATTCGTCATCTAACTCATCTTCTTCCTCACCATTATATATTTTATAATCATCGATACCACCTTTCTCAGCCAGTGCCATTAAAATGTACATGGTGGGTTCAATTAACAACATCATTAGGTCTGGATTAAACATACCTTTTTGAAAGCCATCATATAATACAACTTGTGCCACATTAGCAATAGACTCACCCTGTTCTATCATTGTTAATACTGAATCATAAACTTCCGGTTCTGTAAGTTCTACAAATAAGGCATCTGTAGCTGATTGTAAATTTGTAAACTGAGGAGTCTTCTCCCATGCGTAAGATTCATCAGGACTGTTTGTTAATGATTGTCCCGGTATCGGTCTACCCCTATTAGCTAAAAAATCTAAGCCCTCTTGTTCAAAATTTTTATATTCTACTTCTGCCATTTTATTTCCTTATGCTGCTACTGGTTCATTGTTAAACCAGTTAAAATTTTCACTCTGTCCAAAACTACTGTAAATTGTATTTAAATTATATGAAGGTCCACCATAATTTAAACCATTGTTTTGTAGTAATAAATCTGTTTCGTTGGCTTTACCATATTGTAAGCTTTGGTCTGTAAAATCTACGATACCTCCCCATGAACCGCCTTCACCTTCTTCTCCCATTATACCTTGATAAACAAGGTCTTGTGCTCCAGAGGTAACACCTGAGACAACACCTGTCATAGCTGCTTCTCCTACTTTACCCATTAAGCTTTTTTCAACACTAGCACTTACTGTTGTTTTACCTCCCAGTTCACCAAGCTTAGCAACATTAAATCCTTGCTCATCAAAACTAGGTTGTGTTAATAAATCATCAAGATAGCTTTCTTTAAATTCAGGAGCATTTATAACAGCATCATCAATTAGGGTTGAAGCATCTGCTCCCTTACCAAACAATGATTTTGCTTTATTAGTTAGTCCTTCAATACCACTGGATATTTTATCACTAATAAATGAATAAGCATTAGATACTTGCGTTGCTCCCCAGTGAATACCTTGAAAAGCATAACCTGCTGCCTTAGCAAAAATGTTACCACTTTGTGCTAAACCTTTAGCAAATGTGCCGAATGCAGTTGACGTGAGTCCACCAAACACACTGCCTATCGCCCAAGGCATTATAAAGCCTAAAGCTATTTGCCCAACTAATCCAAACTTTTGAAAAGGTTTTGCAATTTTACCTAATACTTTACCTACTCCTTTGGCTACTTTTTTAATACCTTTACCAACTTTTTTAAATACGTTTTTTACACCTTTAAATATTTTCTTAAAAATACCCATGATTATTTTTTTCCTCCGAATAATGTACTTATTAATGTTCCTATCTGACTTGTCATAGTACCCCAGTTTTGAGCACCATTTGCTTCATTAGCAATAGCTGTGGCATATAACTGAGCTTCTCTATTTGCTGCACCTTCTGACCTTCTAAAATCATAGTCTGCTTGGTCTCTTAATTCTTGCCATAAGAAAGACATAGCTTGTGAAGATAGTCCAAATGCATTTTGTGCATTCTGTTGCATTACAGCATTTTCAGCTGCAGTATTAACAGTATTAGCTTGTCTTCGCCATGCTACATTTGATTGCTCAATGGCATTAGATTGTTGAATATTAAACTGTTCTCTATTGAAATCAATTTGTGTATTGAACTTATTTATTTCATTTGCCATAGCTGCATTAGCTTTTTCTAAATCGGCTTCAACTTGAAATACCATAGCATTCCTAGCATTTTCTTGTTGAGCATTAAACTGAGCATTTTTATTAACTTCAGATGCATTAAATATCTGAGCCTGTTGCCCAAGAGATGCCATGAACTGATTAGTTTGATTTTCAGATGTTGCATTAAACTGTCTAGCAGCATTTTGAGCTGCTTGGTCAGACAACAATCTTTGCTGTTCTTGTTGACTTCTCATCATATTAGCTTGTTGTTCATTGTTAAGATTAGCCATATCCATTTGTAAAAATGCCTGAGCATTCTGTATAGCTATTTTAGTTCTTTGGTCAGCAGTTGCTAAATCAAGTGAAGCCATTGCTGTAGCATTTTGCATAGCTGCTTGTTGTTCAGCATTAAAGTCTGTTAATGTAACAGTTTGCATAAATTTACTATTAGCTAATTCAACTTGCTGAGCATTGTTAAACTTAGCCATGTCCATATTAGCAACCATGTTGGCATTTGCCATAGCTCTTTGTTGAGCAACATTAAGATTTGCTATACCCATCTGTTGAGCAATTTCAGCATTCTTAATGTTCATATTCATTTGAGCATTTAAGTTAGCTAATTCAGTTTGTTGGGCTGCGTTTAGATTATCGGCACCTGCTTGGTTTAAAGCAGTCAAGTTTGCCAATCTCATTTGCTGGTCATTTGACAAGTTTGCTAAATCCATTTGCTGTTTAAACCCAGCATTCTTAGCTAAGAAATCTGCAGCTATTTGCATCTCTGCTAACTGCTGTTGATTTTCTGCAGCTTGGTTAGCTCCTTGAACTTGTGCTTCAACTTGCAAGTTTGCCAAATTTACTTGTTGCTCATTGCCTAAATTCTGAGCATTTATAGCTTGTTGGTTCTGAGCATTTAAAACAGCAGCTTGTTGTTGATTATTTAGATTTTGTAATCTAACTTGTTGTTGTTGTTCAGCAGTTGTAATAACAGCTTGTTGTCTAAACTGACTTTGCATAACACCCATTTGTTGAGCAAACTGAGCTGTCTGTGAAGCTGCATCTTGTCTATTGGCTAAGTTTTGCATCTTAAGCTGTTGAGCCTGTGTAGCTTCTTGTAAGTTGGCTTGTTGTTCATTACTTAAGTTTTGTGCAGCTCTAGCCTGTAAAGCCTGTGCATTACCTTGTGCTAAAGGAAAGGCACTTTGTATAATAGAATTAAATAAAGCATCTCTACCTACTGTCGAAGCTAACATACCTCGTTGTGCCATTCTCTGATTAACTAAATCAACTGCTGGTCTAGCCCATACAGGTATTTCACCATCTTCTAAACCACCTAAGAGTGTTTCCATTTGTGAAGAAACTAAAGCTTCTTGTGGTAAGGCAGCAACGGCTGCTTGAACTTCTATTGGTTCATTGTCTATTTGTGCTTCAACAGTTGCTGGGTCTTCAACAATAGCTGATGATATTTCTGGTGGTAAGTCAGCAGTTTCAGCAATCATTTGAGCTGCAGCACCTTTAGCAGCTGTTCCTTTAACTACTCTTTGTTTAGCTGCTTCATAACCTACTTGTCCAACTATCTGAGCTGCTTCTCCTTGAGTTGCTGATTCTCCTATAATGGCTTCTCTAGATTGTTGTTCAGCTTGAGGTGTTTCTGATATTTGAGAAGTAATACCAGTAACTTCTGGGACAAAAGCTCCTCCAGAAATAACTGCCTCTATTGTTTCTGCTTTAGCAGCTTCTATATCTTTTTTAGCAAACTCTGCAGCTTGTGCAGGACTTGTTAATTTACTTAACTCAACAACACTTGCCTTAGATTCATCTGATAATTCACCTATTGCTGCTTTTACATCTTCAGGTTGGTCAGCTAATACGGCTTCATAGTCTGCAGGAGATATATCTTTTGGTAAATCAACTTGTTCAGCAGCGGGTGCAGTTACAACTTGTGCTGCTTGAGGTGCAACGGCTTCTACTAATCCTACCGGAGCAACAGTTCCCATAGTTTGTAATTGAGCTGCAATATTTGGGTCAACCTGTTTTAAGTCTTCTGGACTTAATTTATTAGCTTCATAATCAGCTATTAATTGTTCTGCTCTTGCTCTTGCTGCTTCTTGCTGAGCTACAAGTTCTTCATTGGTAGCAGTAGTTGTTGTAGTTGTACCAGCTTCTCCTCCTGTAGTTGTACCAGTATATGACTTTTGTACCCATTGTCCTGTAGCCGCATCAAACTGCCATCCATCTTTTATAGCTTCTTGAGGAGAACTATATCCTAAATTCTGCCACCATAAATCAACATCAGGGTCAAACTCATATGTTTGCTGCTGCTGCTGCTGCTGCTGTTGTTGTGGCTGTGCTTGAGTTTGTACTCCAGCTGGTTTGGCTCCTTGAGGAAGTTGTTGTGCTTGACTGCCAAAAAACTCTGGTGGTAAATTTACGCTTGTTTCAACACCTTCAGGCATGTATGGCATAGTTCTCATTGTTGGTTCTACTGCAGGTGGTTGTTCTGGAGGTACAGGAGCACCAATAACTACATCATCTTCTGGTGGCATTCTAGGTGGTTGTTTTCTAGGGTCTAAAGAACTTTGATTAAGACCGCCTATCTGTCTTTTAGTTCTTTTAACTTTCTTTAAATTAGTTTTTCTTTTTCTTGCCATTTTTCCTTCTCTTTAAATTTTTCAATACCTTACCTTCGGGTACTCCTAGTGCTATGAAGACTGCTATGCCTTTACCTTTGTGCATTTTTATTATACATCATCTCAAAGATTTTATCTATCTTCTCTTCAAGCTTTTCAAACCTTTCAAGTATTAAATCCATTTCAGTTCTAACTTCTGGTTTAGTAACATAATACTTAGCAATCTCCTCACGAGTCTTATTAAGCAATATGTCTTGTCTTTTAAGTTCTGAAGCATTGGCTCTAATCCCATACATCAATGGAGCAAGTACCAAAGTTATAAAAATGTTCCAAAATAAATATGGGGTTAGTTCCATGTTAGCTTCCTATAACTTTGCTTTCGCTGGTTGGGGTAATCTTTTCTGCTATCTGAGCATCAATACCAGCTTTCAGTGCTGTCACTTCGTCAGACCCAAGAGCTGTTTCAACCCAGCCTTGCACATCAGATAAAGTTACACTGTCAAAAGCTGTGAAGCCTGATAAGTCCTCAACGCTTAGTCCAACTGAGCCATAGACAGACCCTGATTGTGGGTTGCCATTAGCATCGTTATTAGCATCGTCTTCACCGTTTAATCGCCAGTGAACGTTATAGATGACATCAGACTCAGTGTTGGCTGGGTCTTGACTGTCAGTGTGGCTGGGATAAGTGTCCACGTTTGATACATCCCAAGTATATGATATAGCCATTTTAGTTTCCTCCTTTTAATAGCTCTATTTCACTTTTTAGTGATTCGATTTGTTCTTGTTGTTCTTGGATAGCTTTCATTAATACAGGTATAGTTTCTGAATATTTAATTGAGTAGTATTCTTCTTCATCACCATCTCTTAATTTAGTTTTATCTAAAACTTGGTCAAACTTACCTACAAAATCTTGTGCTATAAAACCTATGGTTTCTTTTGAATCTTCTATATCAATTCTATTAAAACTTACACATCTTATGTCTTTTATTTTTTCTGTTACAGAACCAATATCTTGTATATTTTCCTTTAATCTTTCATCCGAAAAAGTGCCAAAAGATGTACCACCTGCTGACAATTCTACTCCAGCAGTTTCTGCTCCTGCATACATCCTTAATGACCTTGCACCAGAATTTTGTCCAATATAATAAGCTGTACCATCTAACCAATGAAAAGCAGAATATCCACTACCTTGAATTTGAAAATGTGAGTCTGCTTCAGTTCCGTTAACATTATATCTAATATGTAGCGTTGATGAAGGAGTTGTTGTACCGATACCTAAGTTTCCTGAAGAATCAATCCTCATGCGTTCTAAATTATTTGTAGCAAATCTTAAAAAACCATTGGCAGCGTTCCACATTTCAGCGTTATCTGTAGCTGTGGTTGCGATGTAACCCAAGTAAAGATTCTTTGTGCCATGTGTAAAGTGAATCCCTGCTGCTTGTCCACTAGCATCTGAATCAATGGATAAAATGTAGTTGTTGCTGATTGATGGGGTGTTACCCATAGCGTGTCTGCCTGAACTGTCTATCCTTAGTCTTTCTGTTGGTGTACCTGTGCCACTTGTGGTATTAATATAAAATGCTGATTCTTCATTACCTGCATTAGTTTTAATAGCACCAATTTGAACATCAACATTTGCACCTGAGAAAGTGTTATTTAACTCAAAATCTATTTGTGCAATATTGCTTGTAGCTCCACCTGAAGTATTTGCTAATTTTACTAAACTTGTTCCTGTCCCTGCTGCTTTTGAAAGCTCTAATAAGGTATCAGGACTACTTGTACCAATACCTAAGTTGCCAGTATTATCAAATCTAGCATATTCAGTATCACTTCCACCTTCAAATATTAAAGGAACACCACCTGTTGAATTGTTTGCTCTGATACGCATATCAAATGGTGAATCGTAATTTTTTCTTATAGAAGCATACCTAGCTGAACCTGTGGATGCAGAATGAAAATTAACAGTAGCATAACCACTAGCACCATTACCAAATATAACTGTATTGTCATCAACATGTAATTTAGCTTCAGGTGCTGTTATACCAATACCTACGTTGCCTGAGGAGTCGATTCTCATGCGTTCTGTATCACCATTTGAAGTATCAACACCAAACTTCAAACCAGTAGTAACAGATTGTATTCTTGAAGCTACAACACCTTCTTTAGTTAATTGAATACCTGTATCGGCTGTATCTGATAGGTGTAATAATTGTAAAGGGTTGGTTGTACCGATACCTACTCCAGAACTGTCAAGAGCCATAAAGTCTGTACCAGCTTTAGCAATTCTTAAATTATTAACTCCGTCTGGTGAATAGATTTCAAAATCTGAATTAACTGCGTTTGAATCTTGTAATCTAATACCGGGAGCAGTTGCATCTACAATATGCAATCCTGCATTAGCGTTTTGAAATGCTGGACTTGTTGTACCGATACCTACGTTGCCTGAAGAATCTATTCTCATGCGTTCTGCCGCATTAAAGGTGTCATAAAATGCTAAACCAGCAGAACCATTAAGGGTTCTTAGACTAAATCTACCAGAACCACCTTCATAAAAATTAATACCACCAGCACCAGAAGTTGAATTAATGTGATTACCAATTCCTGCAGCAGCGACAACAAATTTTCCATAATTTGAAGGCACAGTTTCTCCGATACCCACGTTGCCTGAAGTGTCGATAGTTAAATAATCGTTAGTGCCGGGTCCAAAATTGTTGGATATTTTAAATTTATCAGAATCTGAATTGTCTATACCTTCTGACCAACTTGTTACTCCTGATACTGTATATGAAGTAAAAGGGTCGCCACCAGAACTTCCTGCAACTAATGTACCAATAACAGCATTAGAGCCAGTAGTATTGCTACCATTTTGTATTTCTCCCCTAACATCATTTCCTGAGTCTGACTTAAATACTTCAAGATTTCTATTTGATTGAGGTGTTCTTCCGATAGCAACACGACCTGAACTGTCAATTCTGAGTCTTTCAGTTTGTTCAGTATTGAAAGCCATATATCCACTAGCATGGTTGTAATAAACTCTTGCAGCTGTAACAGATGAATTATCTTCAAAATTAAGTGCTGAAGCTGTTGTACCTCTTAAAACAATTCCTGAAGAAGCGTCAGCATATGCACCAATAGATAGATTATTTAATGAAGTTGCTGTTGTAGTATCGCCACCGATACCTACGTTGCCTGAAGAATCAATACGCATTCTTTCTGCTGAAGTTGTGCTATCTGCACCCCAAAATTGCAATGAATCAGTAGCATTGTCATAAACAAATCTTCCTCTTGAACCGTAGTCTGAATCACCAAATATTATAGATGCTTCTCCAGATGTACCAGATACAACTCTTATTCTGGCATCATCGGCAGCTAAAGTTGAGTTTTCTAAATGCAATAATTGGTTAGGACTTGTAGTACCAATACCAACATTTTGTGAGCTATTTATATACATAGCTGTTGTTGAGTCTGCTAATGTGTTTGTTGTGCCACCTGTTGAAAACTGTAATGCTCCACCATCTTTGGTTCTTATTTCTGCTGCACCATCGTCATCACTTATTGTTATAAAGGTGTCGGTATCATTTGAATATAAAAATAGTGCTGAATTTTGTCCGCCACCATCAACATGAACAGAAGAAGCATTTGGGCTTGTAGTACCAATTCCAATTCTATTGTTAGTAGAATCAACATAAAAAGTATTTGTATCTACTGTTAAATCACCTGAAACTGTTAGGTCTGCTAGTGTGCCGACTGAGGTAATTTGTGTCTGAGATGCATCGACTGATAAAGTTACATTGTTACCAGAAGCACTTGAAGTCAAACCAGTACCACCTAAGATACCTAGCGTTTCACTGTCAAGGTCAATAGCAATACTTGCAGTTCCATCAGAGACATCTAAGTCTTCTGCTGTGATTTGAGCATCGACATAAGCTTTAACGGATTGTTGAGTTGGGACTAAGGTTGCTGAGTTTGAAACCATGTCGTCTTCATCAGCAAAGGCTGTAATGGTTATTACTCCATCTGATAATGAACCATAAGTAATTGTTCCTGTTGTGGTAATAGCTGACGAACCATTGTCAATAGCTCCGAACCCTGAAGTAATACTACCAGAGTTTAAAGCACCAACTGTGACAAGGCTTGAGTCACCCGGGTAAGCTGTCGCATCAGATAAGTCAAAAGCCGGAGTAGCATCTGACCCTCCAAGAGATACACTAACACCGCCATAAGACACTGACGAATTTGTAAGCGAACTATTGGCAATATTAGATAAAGTATTTGAAGCGGCATCTATAGTTTTATTGGTTAATGTTTGTGTTCCTGTTAATGTTGCAACTGTACTATCAATAGCTACTGTTAGTGTATTGGTTGCACCAGAAGTGTCGATACCAGTACCACCTGCAATAGTTAAAGTTTCGCTATCTAAGTCTATTGATAATGCTCCACCTGTATCACCTTGAAAGTCTAGGTCTTCGGCAGTTAGTTGAGTATCAACGTAATCTTTAACTGCTGCTGAAGTTGGTAAAGTTGTATCATTGTCATTAGAACCAATACCTTCTGACTCTAAAACGATGGCTGAGGCTTTGAAATTGTCTACTTCAATATTAGATACTGTGTTGTTATCAACATCTATGGTTTTGTTTGTTAGTGTTTGTGAGCCTGTCAGTGTTGCGACAGTTGAATCGATAGCTACTGTTAAAGTATTGGTAGCTCCTGACGTGTCGATACCTGTCCCACCAGCGATAGTCAATGATTCGCTGTCGAGGTCAATACTTAAAGCACCACCTGAGTCCCCTTGGAAGTCTAAGTCTTGTGCTGTTACTTGAGCATCAACATAAGCTTTAATAGACTGTTGTGTTGCTAATGAAGTTGCACTGTCAGAACTTAAATCGTCTTCATCTAAAATAGCAGTAACTGTTGAGCCACTACCTAGAACTAAGCTATCGAGGTTGGCAGTACCATCAATATATAAGTCTTTAAATTCTAAAGAAGAAGTTCCTAAGTCGATGTCATTATCTGTGACAGGAACAATAGCACCATCGGCTATATAAAGTTGTTGTACTGATGAGGAAGAAACATCAACATAAAACTCTATGTAATTATTTACAGTATCTATTAAAACTTTGTTTAAAGGTGTAGTTTCTCCAGCATCACCTATTAGTCCTATAACAGGACCTTCACCTGCTGTGCCATCGTGTGCGTGTCCTGAAGTATTGCTAAATGCATTTACTAATTGATTGTATTCGTTATTAAATAACGCAGCTGTGATGGTATCGCCATCTGCGAATGTACTTTGTCGTGTATAACCTGCCATAATTTTTATCTCCTACCCGAAGGTATATAATCTACATAAAATCCGTTTATAATATAAGGTGCATTTGTGTCTTCACTAAGAACCCTAAAACTATTACTATAACCACTGCCGACTAATGGTATTCTTACTAGAGGCTGTTCAGCTGCACCAAATTTAGCTGTGCCAAATATAGCTGTACCAAATTTAGCTGGTGCTGGAACAGAATCCAAAACAATATCACTAGGTTGTGGTGTTTCATTACTATCGTAATCAAACCTAACTCTTAAGGTTGGCTGGACTTCATTTTCTGGTCCAATGGACATTTTAATGTAATGTAATGTTTTTAAAGTACCAAAATCACCATAATCGTAATCAGGTGTTTGATATCTAGCATCTACATTAGCACCATCAAAATCATCACCAATATCATGCTCATATATGTAACCTGTTTGTGAACCATGATAATGTTCTTCAATTCCTACCTCATTAAAGGCTGTACCAATACTTGTAACTTCTATACCTTTGATTTCAGACCATTGAAAGCCATCTGGTCTTAATGTTCCTATAATACCTTTTTGGTCTGCTTCAACAAAACCTCTATTGGTATAAAATAATCTATATTGTGACTTGTCTCTATGTACCATGCTACTAATAACATAGTCATTAACGTTTCTTGCTAAGTCATTAATAATAGGTTGTATCTGTTTTGATACTGTACCTAACTCAACGTCACCAATTCTTGCAGTACCAGCCACTGTTCTAATGCCATCTGGTGCTAAGAATACTAAGTCACCACCAATCTCTTGTATGCTATAGCCACTTAAACATCCTACGTTCTCAGCAATAGGGTCAATTTGTATATTTGCTGCATCGTTTATATTAATTAATTTATGTAAACTGTTTTCACAAAAAACAATTAAGTCTTCACGGAAACCTCTAATACCAACAATAGTATCGGATATTGTTACACTTCCTGCTCCAACTCCTGTAAAATTATTAGGGTCATTATAAACACTGTAATAAACAGTAGTTTCCTCATCTTCAACACCTGATGCTATTAGGTGGTGGTCATGCGATGTAATAAATTTTACTGGAGTATTGGCTCCGTTAGGTTGTATTTCTTTAGCAAAAAATGTTCTGGTTGTTAAATCTCCAGTACCTTCCATTCTAAATGAAAAAATATCTGCAGTAGAATTATCAGCAATAAATATTTCACCATAATCCATACCAGAACTTTCAAATAAAGCAAAAGTTGCTTGTTCTTGTCCTGTTCTTACCGAAGCTGATTTACCAGTAAAAGTAGCATAATTATCTCCACCACCAGCAGACAATTTATTTATCTGTAACCATGTAATGCCGTCTTGACTAAAATATAACGCATTACCTGCTACAACTATGACTCCATCGGCATAAGGTCTAACACCAAATATTTCAGTAGTTCCTCCTGTTGGTTGTGTCGCACTAGCACCACCAAACTTAGCAAAACCATTTATTCTTCTGTAGCCACCCTCAATAGCCACTTCAAAGTTTTGTAAAACTGTGGCTGCACCGGGAGTTCTTAATAAGTCTATAGAGTTAGCTGACTTAACTAAACCACCACTACAAGCTACTGTATAAGGTTGTGAACGTGCCATAAATTAAAAATAAGTTCTGTCGTCTGTCATTCTTGACGGAGCTTGATTGATTAAGTTTGACTTCATGTATTTCATAGCTTTTTTAAAGTCCTCTAAAGCAAATGCTGCTTGTTGTGGAGATTCTTTAAATTGCCAAACATAATATCTAGTTCTCGATGTAATGACATTACTGTATTGTTCTGGTAAAACTATTGTATCGTCATAAGCTGATAAAGCTGTTGGTCTGTCAAAGGCATAAAAATGCACATTATAAACTTTGTCTGGTATAGGACTTAGACCAAATTTCCTAGCATCTGGTGATTGTATAACATATTTTGGTTCACCATATTTTTGTCCGTTTGCATCGTCTTCATTTTCTTGGTCTCTGTAGTATCTAGCCCAGTCTGCATGGTCTAAATATTTTAAACCTTGTGAGACGTAAGGTGCTGATTCACCTGAGACATTAATTGTTGTCAGATAAAAGTCGTCCCAATCTATTGATGCATAGTCTGTTGTAATACTGGAACTACCTGACTTTAACAAATACCATCTGGTACCTGCTACTGTTTCTACTGTAACATTCCCATAAAAAGGGTCTGTACTACCACTTAATCCTGCTGAGAAAAAAGGCAACTGAGGTTCTTCGTTAGCTACGTCAAACAATGCTTTGTTGACTGAATCTTTAACAAACTTTTGTAGTCCTATCGCACTTGCAAAGTTTGCTGCAGTTAGTGGTACTTCGTTTAGTTCTCTTAGAACCTCGTTAGTTATATCTAAATATGTTGTTGCCATTATTTCTTATGTATTTTTTGTATTTCAAAGTTTGCTGATTTACTGGCTCCTTTATGTGGCTTATAACCGCCAACAGGGTCTTTCATTAGTTTAAAGCTTTTACCGCTTTTCATCCAATGATATCCTTTAGGTGCTGGTACTTTCATGTTAGCAAGGCATAGCCTTTTTCATTGATTTTTCAACAAGACCGCCATCCTGATAACCATATCTCATTTTGCCGCCTTTTTTCATTTCACGTCTAGCTGCTTTATTGCCATCCATGATACCATCAACTTTTTCAACACGTCCACCTTTACTAAATCCATACATACCTTCTTGGTTTCTTTTTGCTTGTGGTTTTGCAGGTCTTTTTCTTTCACGGATTACACCGATACCAGAACCTTTACCTACAGGAACTCCCATGTTTCCACCCATCCTATAAGGTTTTCTTTTTTGCATTTTATTTCTCCTTGTAAAAATGGAGGAGTCCGAAGACTCCCCCGTGACTATAATTAGTCAATAGTGTAGAAAGCTGATACTAATGCATCATCTCTCAATACTTTTGCTCCATATACATGTAAGCCTCTAACAATATCACCGAATGAACTTGGGTCTCTTAGGACTTCAGTTGAGATGATTGTTTGAGCTGTTGCTGTTGAAGAAATATGTCCAGCTAGACATTTTCCTGTAGCACTTGAAACAGCTGCAATGTTATTAGATTTGTACATGTTGAAACCTCTTAACTTACCGCTAGATACTAGACCATTTCTGATTGAGCCTTGTCCTGCGTTGAAGTCAACAGAAAGAAGCTTAGAACCAGACTGAGACAGTTGCTCATAAAATTCTGGTGAAGCTACAAACCATCTACCTTCTTCAGGAACGTTTGCATCATCTAATAGTCTTGCCATTCTTGCAAGTACGTTTAATGGGTCTGTTTCACTATCAGCACCTAGGTCAATAGAACCTGCACCATCGTAAACGTCAGCAGCTAATTTTGTTGCTGAGTCTGCACCTAGTACATGGTCTGGTGAAGAAGAAGCGACACCTGAGAACATTGATTCAATAACTGAGCTATCGAATGAATCTCTTAGAGCATAAGCTGCTGAAGATGTTGCAACTTCTTTAAAGTTGACGTGAGACATATCTCTCTCAATATCATCTACGATGAATTTGAAAGCTTTTGCTGAATCGACTACGAGTGTTAGCTCTTGGTCGGTTAGCTTGGTTTCGGTTGTGTCAGAACCTCTTGTGTAGTCATACACTGAGATTACTGGCTCTTTGATAATTTTAACAGAATCACCATAATTGCTGATTTCTCCGGAGTAGTCAGTATTTGTAATAGCTTCTACCACTGATGCCTTTCTGAAAAAGTTTAAAACTTTAGCAGAATATATGGAAGGCAGGAAGAAACTATTATTTTGACCGGCTACGGAGTTACCAAAGTTTGCATTTGTATCTGGGGTTGGTTCAAAATACTGTGCCATTTTTTACTCCTTGGGTTAATATAAAAGTTTATCTACTGATTCTACCTTCTTCCCAAGCCTTGTCGATTTCTTTTTCAAGTCTATCAAACTCAGCTGGAGATAAAGCTAGAATCTCCTTTTCGGTCCAAACTTTAGCTTGTTTTGGCTCAACGTTGGTTGTCTTTGCAGAAACCATGTCAGCCGCTGAAGCTTTGGATTTAGAACCTGCCGATGACTTTTTCTTAGGGCTACTTACTCCCATGTCAGACTTAAATAAATCTAATGCTCGACTTGCTGCTTCTGGGTCATTTGCATTGCTGTAAATCCAGCCTTGAATTGACTCAGGTTGAGCTTTTGCCCAATCATGGAAATCATCACTGTTTCTGATATCATCAAAATCAGGATGCCTTGATTTGAGTTCTTTCTCAGCATCTAGTCTTACTAACTCTTGCTCTCTTTCTTGTAGAAGTTTAACCTTCTCTTCTAGAGTCTTTGCTCGGCTTTCGCTTTGCATAGATGCAACAGTTTCCACTACATCGTAGACATCAGGATATTTTTGTTTAAACTCAGCAAGTTCTTCTTCAGATTTTGGAGGAGTATATTTTGGTTGTCCTTCACGAGCTTGGTCTAATAACTCTTGCTCTCTCTGTTTAAACTCATTGAGCTTACTATCATAATGTCTTTTTAAGTCATCATAACGTTTTTTATAGTCGGGTCGCTTGTAGGGTTTATCATCAGATTTTGTCTCTTTGACTTCCTGTTCTTCATTTACCCCCTCTGCTTCTACTTCTTCAGTTTCTTCTTCGGGGTCTGGAAAGAATAAGTTGTTTGAATCAACAAAAACTTTCTGCTCTACTTTGTGCCAACTTTTATCCGCATTATACGGGTTAGCCTTTTCTTCTTTAGCCATCTTTTTCTCCTATTCAGGGCTTAACAAATATTACAAGGTAGCTGCTGTACGGGCAGGGCTTGTCTTGCAAAGGTCGCCTTTCGGTTAATCTTTAACTACGCACATGTCCGAATGGTGACATCATAGATTTCTTGATTTCAACATCCGTCTCGGACTCTGGTTGCATTTGACCTAACAGTGATTGCTCAGCTGTCATTGGTCTTTTAACAGAGTATTCGACTTCAACTTTCTTATCATCTTCCTCTAATTGGGCTTCACCACCCTCTTGCATAGCTTCTCTTTCACCACCAGCATCGTAAGCAGCTTCGGCATCCTTCATCATTTGCATGAGGTTGTCTGCACCAATCTGCTCAACTGCTTTGGCAGTAAAGACAAATTCTCCATCTGATAACCTAGCAGGTATATCATCTGAAGTGCCTGTCCCCGGACCATCAACAGGACCGGCTCCAGTAAACTCGGAAGCTTTTTCAATCACTTTGTCAAACACCATGCTCAACTCAGGATTAGCTTCTAGTTGTTCCATTAACATAGACTCTTCTTCTTCGGACAATGCTTCGTCCACTATAAAGTCTATAAAGTTTTGTTCCATTTCTTCGTCAGGTAGCATTTCCTTTTCTTCTTCCATTTCATATTCTGGAGCAAATGGCAAACCTTCCATTTCATCCATTTCGCCACCATCAGCTTTTTGTTCTCTTTCTAATATTTCGTCTCTATTTTTTAGTAAATTTAAAAACATATCTTTAGATTCTTGGTCTTGAATAAACATATCAAAACCACTTTGAGCTTTTCTAAACCCAGATATATTTGGATTTTCTTCTATATCCATTATCATTTGGTCATAAGCAACATCATCTAACGGACTTTTTTGCATCATCTGCATAGCTTTTTGCTGCATAAGCATGGCTCGTAAATTACCATCATCTTTATTGCCTTCAGCTAAAGCAAGTCTATCCATGTCATCATCTAGTAGACCACCACTCATTCTTTGTTCTCTTAACATTTCAAAGTCTTTGGCAGTTATTTCGCCATCTTTATTTGCATCTATTTCTCTTTGGTCTCCTAGTAGTGCCATTTTATTTCTCCTCTTTTCTATTCAGGGCTTCCTGCACCTGCTGCTGCAGCTGCTCCAACTGTCCCACTAAACGTATCTTCCCCTGCAACCGGTACATTTCCAACTCCGATGTTGCCACCACCAGTGCCTGTAGGTCCAAGTTCCGTTGGTTGTTGAGGTGTTCCTTGAATGCCTCCCATAGCTCCCGGTTGTTCACCAAGAGGTTGAGCTTCTTCGCCAGTTTCTTGTCTAACATTTTGCATACCTATTATTTGTGCCATCATTGCAGCCTCTTCTGGGTCATTGAGTATTTCATCAGGGTCCAAATCAAGACTGTAGGCAAGTTCACTAACCAACTTAGAAATCTTAACAAATGGTGCAATGGCTGGACTTTGTGCAGTTTGTAAAAACATAGTTAGTCTTTGTGACCTAACTTCTTTCTGCATTAAGCTATTGGTACCAGTTGCTTTAACTTCTAAATCACCTTTAACGTCTAAATCACCTTCAAAGAATTGCATGTTCCATTGGAAGTATGCTTCTCCTAAAGGCTTTAATAAAAAGTCGTCAAGATTCTTAACAACTGTTTTAATATTTAAACTTGCTGCTCCTAATAACATTGACATGCCGGAAGCAGTTCTAGTCATACTTTGTACTCCTGTTTGACCATGCGAGTAACTTGGTATGCCTGTTTGCTCATCAGCTAACTGTCTAAACCTATCAAACATCATCATGTTTTCAGGTGCAGTGTTCGGGAACTTTAAACCATAAATGGCTTGTCCCGGCATCCCAGCTTGTCTTCTAAAGATTTTACCGGGATAGATTTCCATATTCTGACCAGCTACTAAAGCTGATTCATCTATGTCAAATACCAAAGAACCAGACAAAGCAAGGTTATCAATAGCCATTCTTGCATGACCATT